CTAGATTTTGACACTGACCAATTTTTGGTCTGCTTTTGCCCTGGTTTGCCTCTGTTTGGTCCGTTTTTGGTCCGCCTTTTGGTCCGTTTCCCCCGCAAACTTCGATACCGCGCGCGAGCCCGCGTCGGGGTCTGCCTGCGGCATCCATCGGCCGTAGATGCGCGCGATCATCGACCAATCGGTATGTCCCATTTGCTTCGAGACCCACACTGGATTTTCGCCGGCCGATACCATCATCGATGCGTATGTGTGCCGAGTCTGATAGGGGTTCCGATAGCGCACGCCCGCGCGCCGAAGTATGCGCACCCAGGCGGCGCGAATGACCTGATCGCCGGACCATGGCTTGCCGGTTCGCGGATTGAGGAAAACATCGCCGGCTTCGAGCAATAGCGAGTAGGGCTTTTGTGCCGTGAGCGCGGCGAGCGCGGGCGCAAGTAGTTTCACGTCGCGCCGGCCGGCCCTCGTCTTCGTGCTTTCCTCGGCTTTCGCACTGCGCGCCGCCCGTGTCACGGCGCGATTAACGCGAACCTCGCCGCGATTCCAATCGATATCACGCCAGCGCAGGCCGATGAGTTCGGACGTCCGTAGACCACTCCAAAACGCGAACTGGAATAGATTGCGCTCTTGCGGCTCGACAGCGGCGGCTATGATCGAGTTTATGTCCTCGACCGTGAAAGGATCGATATCCTCATCCTCGCTAGGCTTCTCGGGACGCCGGAATTCATAGCCGTCTAGAACATTGCCCTCTACGATTTCGCGCTTGACCGCATCCGCTAGAGCCTTGCGCGCAACGCTCAGTAGGTTCGCTATTCGCTTGTTCGATATGTCGCGGTTCGCGAGCCATGTTTCGAAGTCGCCCGCCTTTAGGTCGGTCAGGTTCTTGGCGCCAAACGCGGGTATGAGTTGATTTTCGACCGCCTTGCGGTAGCCCTCGGCCGTGCTCGTTTTGATTTTGAGCCGATGGCCCTCTAGCCAATCCGTTAAGTACTCTTTGACCGTGAGAACATCGCCCTCATGCTTGACGAACTGGCGAGCGCGTTTCGAGTCTGGGAATTCCTTCGCGTAGTCGAAAACGCCATCGGCTATCGCGTAGATGATGCGTTGCCGGCGCTCGCGCGCCTTCTTCAAATTTGCTTCGGTCGGTTTCCACAAGAGCCGCTCTTTGCACCGTTGGCCCTGATAGTAGAAGTCGATCTCAATTGTTGTAGCGCTGGCCGGTCTGACTCCTCCGGCGTCCCTTCGAGAACCCATTTTTCGTACTCCTCGGGGTTTATCAGGACATGACCGTCCGGCGCTTTGTGCCAAACCGAATCGGGCCATTTCCCGTTTTGAATCTTCTTCCGCACCGCCCATTGCGTATAACCGGTCTCGGCGGCGAATTTTGCGATCGTGATCCAGCGGATCATGGTTTGCTCCTTTGCGCCGCTCGCTTGCGCGGTGGCTTGATTTCGTTGCGCGGGCGTCCGCCTTTCGGCGTCGTGGCCGGCGCGGGTTGTCGCGCCGCCCATGCCCGTACTACATCGGGTTTCCATCTAACACCGCCCTCGGTCGTTGCCGCACGCGGTGGCAAACGATCAGGCGTCCTGCTCATGTATGTTTTGACCGTCGTTACGGTCAGGCCGAGATAGGCCGCAATCTCGTTGCGCGTCCATAACGGCTCGCCTTTCTTCGTCATTTCCTGTTCTCCGATGGGGCGGCAGTCCCGCCAGGAAATGACAGTCTACTATGGGAGATAAACCTATTTGTATGACGAGTTCTTTCTATCGTTGCGTCGCCCCTGCAAGTAGGTGCATCAGCATCTTCATTTGGCAACTCGCGTCGAACTCGACAATCTCGTCGATGAGACCTTCCAACGTGCGTTGCCGTTGATCGTCGGACGCATCGCCCATGCGCAATGTGTTGCCGATCATCATGAGCGCGATGGCGCCGTGATAGAACGCGTGTCGCACGACCTCGCGCGAACTATCGGAAAAGCACTCGGGCAAAACCTCGCGCTCGTATTCGGTCCATCCTTCACGAAGCGTTTCCATGTTCGTCAACTCCATGTTGCAGCCATCTTTCTTGGGCTTCGTCGATGGCTTGGTTGGGATCGAGTCGCCGCCTATGGACGGCATCCTGTATGCACTCGACGATAAAGGCGTGCCCCTTGGCGGCTTCGTCCCACGTCGGGTAGCGCAACACGCGCACGACTTCCGACGCGGCGAAGATCGCCGTCTCGAACAGCATCGGTGCGCCGTGATAGCGCGTGCCGTGCGGCGAGAATTCATGGTCAATGCCAATGAACACGGTCGATACCACGATGTCATCGATTTGCGTTTCGGCAACGCGTCGGTCGGCATTGTGGAACCACATGGCCCACTCCATGACCGACCCCGCGTGGCGCGGCTCTTTACCATCGAGCACATACAGATTGCGATGCATTGATTGCCTTCTCAGTTAGGCGGTGGCCGTGATGACTTCGCCATTGATCCATTGCGTGAGCCAACGTTTCAGTTCGCTCACACCGCCATTGCGATACACGATGTGCTCGTTGACCTGCCGGACGATCTCTTGGTGTTGATGCGAAATGAACTTCGTCATGAGCACGACCAGATCGGCATGGCGGGCCTTGTCCGCGAGCGACGTGTGATGCTCGGACTTCGCATAGTCCAGACTCAACACTTCGCCCATCGCCTTCGTCATGTCCTGCTCTTGCTGATTGAGCAGGCCGACGATGAGCACGCGCGGCTTTCGGTTGCGCGGCGCCGTGTGCAAGCGCGAGGCGCCTTCGGGTAGGGGCGCGGTCGGCACCGGTAGACGGCCGATCGCCTCGGTTATGCGTTGCATGATCGAATCCTGTAATTGCTCACCGATCGAGCGTAGCAGCATGCCGGCGACTCTCACGCCGATTGCTTCGATGAGCGTGTCAAAGGGTAGCGGAAGCGGGATCGATCGATTTGGCCTTTTCCGCCTCGGCGCGAGCCGCTTCGGTGGCTCGTCGTTGCGCTTCGGCGTGCCGTTCGAGCTCGGCCGCCTGCTCACGCGCCTCGCGAGCGTCTTGTTCGGCGCGCGCCTGCTCGTCGATTTGTTTCCATTCGGCCTCGATCCAGGGAACATTTGCCATCGCATCGATGCTGCGATGGCGCTCGGCGGGTAAGCTATATTCGATGGCCTTGCGTATCGCTTCCAGGCGGCTCATGTCTTCGAAGCCATTGAGCAAACGTTTGCTCTCGACCGCTATTTTGCGGCGCTCTTCGGCCGTCCACTGGACGGCCCTTTTGTGGCTGATCGGCGTCGCCGGGGCGGATAGTTTCGTCTCGATCATTTTCTGTTGATCGGCGCGTATCTCGTCAAGTGTTGGCCGGCCTTTGTGCGTCTCGGGATTGGCGGGGACATCGGGGTCGGCCGGGTCCAACGGAATGTCGTCAAGTAGGGCGCGTAGCTCGGTCACATGGGCCGCGCGCGCAAGCTCCGGCGCCGGCTCGGATTGCGCGGCCTTTTCCTGTATAGCTATGTCGCGCATCAGCGCGATGATGTCGACAATCTGCCGTTCCTGCGCGAGCGGTCGTTGTCGGTTCTCGGGTAGCGATTGCTCTTGCGCGGCGCGAACCGCTTCAAGGTTCGTCATGCCGGGGTCGGCGACGCGTAGCTTGCGCACGGCCCGCGCGAGGATCAGTTTTTCTTCGTCAGTCCAGCGCACGATCGACCTTGCCGGCGTCTCAACATGCGCGCCATTCATGCGATTGCGGTTCATCGTCATCATGTAGGGGTGTGCCATCGTTCGTTCCTCTTCTCTCAGTAAGAGCGCCAGTCGGCGCGGTAGGGACTACGGGGACTACGGGACTACGGTAAAAGCGGCTCGACGGCCGCGACCAGCTTTGCGAGCTCGGGCAGTGCGTTATCTTTCGCGGCAAGTTCGGTCAGGTATGGCAGGCCCGAATCGATCGACGCTTGCGCCTCTTCGCGTGTCGCGCGCCGGCCGTGGCAATACCATAGCGTCGCGTGCGGCTCGCCGACTAGGCGAAAAAGCATGTCGCCATCGACGCGCTGAATGTTGTATTCGCGTGTGACCCAGATAAGTGAGACGCCCGGATTGCGGGTTAGGAAAATGCCGGGCGGATCGACGGCCCCCTCGGGAAAGTTTGCGTCGCGGCGCGTGGCTTTCGGCAGTATCAGAAACGGGCACGCATGCACGGCGAACAAGGCGCAGTTCAAGTGACTCGGCGGCTCCGACGAGACGCGATTGACGGCGCACATGGGGCCGACGACGAAGGCGCGATAGCGTCCAAGCGGCTCGCCGCAAATCCAGCACCGGTGAAAGCGCACGGCCTTGTGTTTTTTCGTGGTGTCGGCGATGCGGAAATCGGGCTTGCCATTCACCCAGGCGACGAACCACGGCACGGGATAGCCGCGCTCGTCGATCGGCAGGTTCACCATTTCGGGCGGCAGGGTGGGCAGCCCTTCGCGTAGGCAATGCTCACTCATGTTTGCTTTCTCCGGGTTTCAGGTCGACGCGTTCGCCCCAGGCGGCTGTCACTTTCTGCCGCTCGATGACATAGCGCGTGGGCGGGTTGGCCTGGGCCAACAGTTCGCGCGCGCGGGCAATCGCTTCTGTCATGTCAACGGCGTCGACATGTATCTCGTGCGTGAGTACCTCATCGAGTTCTATCCTATAGATCGGCATGGAGCTCATTCCTCTTCGCACGAGACAGACACAATCTCAGTGCCGGGTGCCGCGTCGCCGGGGTCATACAGGTATCCGAGGCATGCCTCGATGTTGATTTCGCCTTCTTCGTCCTGGAAATCCTCGCACGCCGTTTGCGGGTCAACGTCGCGATGCTTGGCCACAGCGGCGTTATAGACCGCTTCCGGGTTGTCGACGGCTACGGTCAGCACGACCTCATAACGTGTTTCGTTCATTTCATCCTCCTATTCACCAGTTCGCGGGGTCGATGCAATCGGCTTCGCCCCAAGTACAGATGCCGCACATGCCGGGCTCATAAACGACCTTGCCGTCCTTCATGCCGAGCACCGTCGGCGTTTCACCGCAGTTCAGGCACTTCGATTCATAGTCCGGCTCAAAACTATCGACCTGCATCACTTCGTCGATGCAGACCGTCTCGCGCAGCCGTTTGGCGTTTCTGCTCATCGCTTCGCACTCCGAATCGAGTGAAAAAGACCGCACCCTACGACGCAAATGCGTCGGGGGACCAACAGGGTGCGGCAGTCGGGGTCGGTTAATGCAGCGGATCAGATGCCGGGCCGTCCGTTGCATCGGGCGGCTTGCGCTTCGAACGGCGCCGCGCCTGCTCGATGACGGCGGCGCCATCGCTCAACGGCAAATCGCGTTGGTCCGGATCGCCCTTGACGTCATCCAGTCCGCCCATATGCGCGGCGGAATCGGTCACGACGACGAGGCACGCTTGACCGCGCGAGTCGGCGAGTTCGAGCCGGGCGGGATCGCGAGCGGCGATGGTAAACACCGCTTCGATATGATCGCCGAACACGACCTTTTTCAGATCGGCCGCGACGGTCACGCGCTTTTCGCTTGCGATCAGTCGCACGGCGGCGCGCACATTATCGCCTACGCGCTTGCGCAACCGGTCGATGATTTCGTTTTGCTCGTTCTCCGGCATCTTCGGCCAAATGTCGGGTAACACCCTGAGCTCTTGCACGAGCGCGGCGAGCAGATCGCCCGCGACCGTCTCGCTCGCCATTTCCACCGCTTCACTCTTTCGCGTCATCATCATCCCCTACCATGTTTGCCCCGCCGCCCTAGGCGCGGCGTCCTCTGGCCCGCGAGCGCGACGGCTGCTCTTGGGGTGGATCTGAATTAAACGGCGGATCGAGCTCGTCGCGGCGTTGACGGTATAGCGCCTTGAGCTCGTCGCGTTGCTCTTCGTCCGGGACACTGCGGATCAGGTCGGCCACGGCGTCAACTTCTTCGGTCGTCTGCGCCTCGCGGAACGCTTCGGCAATCTCGGCATAGGTCGGCGCCCCGTCGTCAGCGTGCGCGCTTGGGTCCGGGTGCTCGGGCTCATGCGTTTCCGGGCTCGGCGCGTCCGCCTTCGGTGCGGCGGCTTCGGCGCCGCGCTCGCGCATGCGCGCCTTGATCGACTCCGCTTTTGTGGCGCCGGCCGGCGTGGTGCCGGTTTCGGTTTCGGTCTCGCTCGCCTCGCGCGGCACGTCGAACCAATCGGCCGCCTCGCTCATGCCGTCGCGCAGACTCGCATAGATGCGTTTGAGCGAGACGACCTGAGTAGGCTTGATCGAACCGAGTTCGCGCTGAATGCGCTTCTCGATATGCGCCTTCGTCACGCCGAAGGGTTGGAAAGCGGCGAGCATCTTTTGCATCGCTTCGGCGCTCGTGTCGACCTTTTGAAGCGTCACGTCTGCCTGCGCCATCGCCGCTTCGACGACATCGGTCGGCACGACAGCCTCGATGCAGGCGCGCACGCGGCGTTGCGCCATGTTCGCGCAGAGCTCGTAGATATCGCGCTCGTCGGTCAATTGATAGCCGCCCTTTTTCGTATCGCGCCAGTGCGAGACGACGAAGCCGATGCGCTTGCGCGTTCGCGTCTGCGTGTCAAGCGCCCATGCCTCGACCTCGGAAAAGGGGATACCGCGACCGTCGATGCCACGCGAGCGGATACGCCACGCGACATCGATATTGCCCCATTCGGCCGCGATCGCTTCCATTGCCTTGATGCTGGGGCCGCGAATCTCGGTGCCGCCGCGCGAGTACTCATACTGCGACTTTTCCGCGAGGGTCAAGCGCGTAAACGCGTCCAGAATCCGGTCCATCGATTCCTTCTGATTGCGCGGGAACTGTTGCGCCATGAGATACATCACCTGCGCATCGGCAATCTCGCGGCTTTGATCCTGGCGGGCGCCGGCCGTCTGCGCGAGCTCGGCGCGCGTATTGCCGAAGGGCGACTCGATAGCGTTGCTCATGACTTGTCCTTTGCCTTCACGTGGCGACAATCGACGTAGGTTGCGGCCTCGACGGTATATTCCTTGCGCTCGATCACCTTGCGCCGGTATGCGCTGCCATCGGGCAATCGGCCGATCGATGCCGGCCCGATCGCCTCGATGATGTGATTGCGCGCGGCCTTGCTGACGTCGTCGTATTGCTTGGCGAGCCGGTCGGCCTGCTCTTTGACGTGGTGCCAGTGCGCGATATCGTCGCCGAGTTGGATCGTCTCGCCGTTGGTGCCGCTATACAGGCGTGCCAGGACGGTGCGCGTGCTCGGGTGGCCGTAATCGATATCGGGCTGGCGGCGCGTTTCGACGTGTTGCCAGAAGTCGTGCTCGGCGTCGATGAGCATGTCGGCGAGCTCGGCGTCGCGCTCGATCACGAACGTAACGAGCCGATTGCCGCCGACGCACGCGGCCAGATGCCAAACCGGATAGTCAAGCACGATCATGTAGTGCTGGCACTGCAAAACGTATTCGTCGGGTGCCTGATCGGTGCCGGGCTCGCCCCAATCGCCGAGGCGAAACGCCATCGCGTCGACGTTCTTGCACTCCAGGCCGCAGCGCCGCCCCTCGATCAGGCGATCGGGGTTCGCGATCATCCACGGATAGCGCGCGTGCCGCACGAGCTCGTGCCGGCGACGGACCTTCACGCCTTCGCGCCGCGCATACTCGCGAGCAATGATGTCCTCCATGAGCCGGCCGAATTGCACGCGTTCGAGCTCGTCGGTCGCGCTCGGTTCGAGCGCCGCGTTCGTCTTTTCTAACCACACTTCGAATAGGGTTTTGTAGGGCGACAAACCCAGGATTGCAGCGACGTCGCTCCCGCCTATTCCGCTTTTCCGCTCGGCTAACCATTGATCGCGATTCATGGCGTTATGGCAATTCCCATAGCTTTACATATGTAAAACTGCGCGTCACGTGTTGCGGCAAATATGCACCGCTGATGCGCACGCGCGGGCTCGCATTTTTCCATTGCTCGAACCACGCGCGCCTTTGCCGGCGCGACAGACGCCGAAGGTAAGATCGATGCCGTAGCAACTTTCTCATAGCGCGCAAGGTTCGGAGTGCGATGGGGATGCGAGGGAACGCAACGAATTCAAGTCGAATCATGCACGGATGTCAATGTTATGAACAGACTTGCATTTCCCGATAGCCGGGCTTTAATCCTTACCCATGAACGTGGAAAAGATTCTGATCGAGATGGGCGGCGACCGGGCTGTCCGTCAACTCCTCCATTCCTCACCGTCCGCGATCTCACAGATGAAGGGCCGCAGAAAAATCGCGGACCATCTTGTGAGATTTTTTATCGCGCTGCGTCCAGAGCTCGATTGGCCCGGCCTGCTTGAACACGATCTGCCTCGGTTCAGCGCGCTCATCAACGAAAAGACCGTGCGGCGCTTGCGTGCCGTCCGCATGCGTGCGAGTGCGCGCGCGGCGGCGAAGCAATCGCCTTCGGCCCCTATGGAGACATTGGGATGAAAGTCAAGGCGGAAATCGGCGAGTCGCATTCAGACGTGTTATCAAGCACGGTCGAAACGCGCATGTGGACCGATGAAAAGTTCATCAAGCTCTCGCGCATTCCTCCGTGTGGTCAAGGGCTTTGGGTTTATCTGCTCACTGGCCCCCATACGCGGCAGCCGCATATGGTGCCGGGCGTTTATCTGGTGAGCCGTGCCGCGCTCGCCGAGGCACTGCAATGGAGCCTCGACGAATTCGACGAAATTTTTTCGCAGATTTTTGGCCGGAAAATGGCCGTCGCCGATTGGGACAACCATATCCTCTGGCTGCCCAACGCCCTTCGCCGGCATAGCCCGCGCTCGCCTAAAAACGTGTTGGGGTGGCGTACGGGATGGTCATTGATTCCCGATTGTCCGCTCAAACGTCGCATTTACCGCGCAGTGAAGTCGGCGATTTTTGGCCGGGGCGTGGCTTTTCAGGAAGCGTTCGAACAGGCTGTAACGCCCGTCGGGCATGGCGTTGCGGGCCGTACCAAGAACCGCTCATCCACACAATTAAGATGCGATCATAAATCGAAAGATGATGCGATCATGTCCGCAAACATGATCGCGGAGCCGTTGACGGAAGTGAACACAGCGCCGCGCCGTATACGCGCGCACGCGAGAAAGGGTTTTAAAACCTACGAAGAACCTAAAACCTTAAAACCTAAAACCAAACCTACGACTAACGGCAACGGCGCTACCGCGCCGTTAACACGCGCGCGCCCACACGCGTATTGCGGCGCCGACGAAGAATCGCCGGAAGCCTTGCCAGATAAGGCTCGCAGCGAATTCGCCAGTGTGCTCCGGCTAAAAAACACGATGGACTGTGAGCAAACGCAACGCGATTTGTTCAACGAAACGCCCCGCAAACCCGCGCCGGATAAGGCGCGAGCAAATTATGATACCGATCATGATCGCATCATGTCCGCAAACATGATCGATTCGAAGGCGCCGCGTAAATCCCGCAAAGCCCCGTCTGATAAGGCTCAGGGGCCGGACACGGGACCGGCTTGGAACGCGTATTCCGAGGCATATTTTGGCCGGTACGGTGCACAACCCGTGCGAAATGCCTCGGTCAACGCGCAAATGCTGAACTTCGTCAAACGCGTCGGCAAGGGCGAAGCGCCCGCCGTGGCGCGGTTCTACGTCGAACGGTGCACGAGCGCGCACTACCTCAAACGTTGCCATGCGGTCGGTCTGTTGCTGCAAGACGCCGAGGCGTTGCGCACGCAATGGGCCACGCAACGACCGATGACCGCAACCGAGGCGGCGATGGCCGATCGCACGGCGACGAACGCGAACGCCTTCGGCCCGCTCATCGCCGAGGCGCATGAGCGCGAACGCAACGAGGCCAAGCATGACCACTAGCCGCGTGCTCGAAGCCATCGCCGTGACGGCCGAACTGTGCGGCAAGGTGTTTTCGCCCGCCGCCGCGCGCCAGTTCGCGGCCGACCTGTCGCCGTATCCCGAAACCCAGGTGCTCGGCGCTTTGGCGCGTTGCCGGCGCGAGGTGAAGGGCATCCTGACGCTCGCGGACGTGATTGCGCGGCTCGATGACGGGCGCCCGAGCGCTGACGAGGCGTGGGCCATGATGCCGCGCGACGAGACGCAATCGGTCGTGTGGACCGATGAAATGGCCGTTGCATGGGGCCTTGCATCGCCGTTGCTCTCGGCCGGCGATCAGATCGCGGCGCGTGTGGCGTTTCGCGATTGCTATAACCGCGTCGTGACGCTCGCACGGTGCGAACGCCGCGAGGCGCAATGGCGCCTGTCACCGGGCCGCGATGCGGCCGGGCGTGCGCAGGCGATCCAGGACGCCATCGCGAAAGGTCGCCTGTCGCAACGGCAGGGGGCGCAACTGCTACCGGCCGTCGCCAACGATGAGGCCGACGCCATGTTGCTCGCACAAATCGGCGTGCGCATCAAGCGCATAGGAGGGTCGCAAAAATGATCGTCGAAACGCACCATCACAACCGCCTGAACGAAGCGGAAACCGAGCGTCTTGCGCTGCTCGCCGAGGAAATGGCCGAAGCGATCCACGCGATCGGCAAGATTTTGCGGCACGGATACGAGAGCACGCACCCCATGACGCCGAAGGGGCCGACCAATCGCGAATGGCTCGAAAAAGAAGTCGCGCACGTCTACGTCGCCGCGCGATTGATGTTCGATGCCGGCGACATTCGGCACGTGCCGTGCGCGGTGCACGAGCAGGCCAAGAGCGAGGAATTGCACCGCTACTTGCACCATCAATCCACGTCCTTCTAACGCCATGTCACTCGAAACCATCGTCAGCTTCGTTGTGCCCGGCATCCCGGTCGGCAAGGGTCGGCATCGTTCGCGCATCGCGCACGACGAGCTCGCGCGCGAATATGTGCACACGTACACGCCACGCAAAACAGCGAAGTATGAGAGAAACGTCGCCATCGAGGCAAAAATCGCGATGCGCGGACGCCGGCCCGTCGATGGCGCGGTTTGCCTCATCGTGCGCGCGTTCTATCCGATTCCGTCATCCTGGCCGCAATGGCGTAAGCACGATGCGCGCGTCGGCCTGCTCGTGCCGCGCGTCAAACCCGATTGGGACAACATCGGCAAGGCGTGCAGCGATGCAATGAACGGCGTCGTCTATGTCGATGACGTGGCCATCGTGAGCGCGACCGTGCATAAGCGCTATTCGATCGATCCGCGCGTCGAAATCGAGGTGTTCGCGTTCGAGCCGAACCCGGCATTTCAGCCCGTCGACGAGCTCGCCGCATTCGAATCTGAGGGAGCCGCTTGATATGAGCGATGGCGTCTTCGCATCCGTACCGTGCGCCCTGGCGATTGCGTACCGCATGCCGGCCTACCAGAAGTCGCCTGAATCGGCGTGCGCGCGCATCCTGCGCGATCACATTCGACGCTCTCGGATTTGGGATCGTGAGCGACTATTGCCGAAGGTCGTTTTCTTCAACGGCCTGACCAACGAGCAGGTACACGCGCAATGCCGACTCATTCGCTCTGCGGTGGTCGAACGCCTGCCCGAGCTCGAGGCGGCGACGATCCGCGCGCGCTACGGGCTGACCGAGTACGAAGACCTGGAAAGCGGCCGGCGCCGCTTCGCATTCAGCGCCGATCGTAACGAGGCCATCAAGGCGCTCTCGAATCGGATGCGCGAGCAATTCGACATCCTCAGCGAGGGCGAATGCGACGTGCTCGTAGCGCGCGTGTTCGCGAATGTGAAGGAAACGACGCCTATCACGTTGCGCGCGATTGCCGAGCAGTTCGGCCGCTCGCACGTGCATTACCACAACTATTTTCACGCGATCGACGATAAGCTCTATCACTTCGAAATGCGCGCGCTCGATGCACTGACCGACGTGTTTGCCGAACGTGGCACATGCGACGGCGAGCCGGTCGTCGCGGCGCGCGAATACTATGCGAGCGGACAATGACCCGAATTGTTGAATGGACCGAACCTTTTTCAAAGGACGGCAATGCTGCCGTCGTGTGCCGCATGTCAATGGATGACGTGATTCATTTTCAGATGACGCGCGACGATGGGTTCCGTTACACCGACCCGCAACGCGCGTTCGAGGATTTCGTGACGGTGCGTTGGGCCACGGTCAAAAACGCCGCCGCGCCCGATTGGCAGACCTGCGCGCAAGCCATTCTCGCCGACGAGCGCGTTTTGCAGATCAGCCGGGCGCATGCGAGCGCGCGGCCTAAAGCCGAAAATCCCGCGTGGCGCAACACGCATCACGACCTTGGTTATGTCCTGCGGGTGCTCGAACTTTGCGCACGCGGCGAGTTCGGGCCGAAGCCATGAAGCCCGCGCAACGATGTCTCGTATGCGGTGCCGTCGCGCCTGATAGCGACGAGCCGCGCTTGCGTGATTGGGACTGGTTTACGGGCTACTTCGATCGCACGGCCATGTTTTGCCCGAAGCATCGCGACTCGGGCATGCGGCATTTGCTTTACGAGTACTCGCAACGCGCGCCGGCCGCGCCGGGGCAAAACTGGTCGCTCGATCGTGCCGCGCGCGATTTGAAACTCACCGTAGGCTGAGGTTTCACGTGAAAACGACAAGCGCTTTCGATTGGATACGCACGACCGACAAGTTACCGCCCGCCGCGACGCGCGGGCATTTGAGCGAATACATGCTCGTCACGGTCGCGGAAAAATTCCGCTATGTCGACATCGACCGCTACGACCATCACACGCACGCCTGGGAAGCGCACGGAACGAGCGCAACGCATTGGATGCCGTTACCGCCGCCCGCCGCGCTCTCATTCTCGGAATTGGCGCACTGAGGTTAGAGCCATGTCTCGACGATATGGGGTTCGTCGCCGGCATGGCGCGGCATGCAATAGAGGTCAGGGAGCATATGCGCGAGCACGGCGCGCACCGCGTCAAGGGTTCGCCCGTAAAGAGCCGCATTGGTCGGCTTCTCGCCTACGAACATGCGAGCGACGAATCCGTCCGGATAGTCCAAGGGATGATCGTAGATCGTCCAAGAGCAAAGCTGTCCGTCGATGTCCATAGCAGGCTACCCCTTCTCTTAGTGCGCTCTCGTTCGCTCGATGTGTACCGCGACATCATTGATGATCGAGCGATATATACCGTCCTGGTGGCGAAAGACCGGCATCGCGCCAATGTGTCCCTCTAAGACCGCCTCGAAACCCAGCATGAGCGACACGTTGTTTTCTGACGCGAGAACGATCGTACCGAGTACGGTTATCGAGCCGCACGTTATCCATACGGCGTCGCCTCTTTGAAACTTGCGCGTCATGTCTTCGTCGATCCCCCATCAAGGCGACGCAGCGCTCTATGCACCGCTTCGGCGTCGTCATGAAAGCGCCGACAGAATCCGCAGTACTTGTGCGCGACGTCATTCGGGTTATATGAAGTCGTGCCGCACGTCAGGCATTGAATCGCGCGGCCATCCTCGACGAGTCGATAGGTGAGTTCCATCTTTCAGTGCGGATGCTTGCGCGTCGCTTCGCGCCAAACTTGACGATAGAGCAACATGTCCGGATCGCTATCGAGTGCGTTTGCTTCATCGATGGTCGGCGGGCGCAGGCAACGCTCGTGCAGGTCGAAAATTGCGAACTCGCCGCAATTGATGCAAATCGACACGTCGCCGTCCTTCGGCTGCGCGCCGGGGCGCGTCAGATCGCTATGGAATTCATGCAATGCGTGGCAATGCGGACACGTGAGGTTCCACTCCATCACTGCCCCCTTGCGTCGCGCGACGGAAGCACTCCCGCAAATTGGCCTTCTGCGTGATTCGGTCTGCCGAACTCGACGGTGCCGAATGTGTATCCGCCCGGGCTGTCTTTCGCGTCTTCACGCACAGGGTTGGCGAAAAAAATGCCAAGGTGCGTTTCAAGCACAAACATAACAACGTTGACGCGCCCTGGCATGTCGCGCACTTCGCCGCCGACTTCGGCGACCTTGCGTTGCGCCTCATCGATCGAATGGGTCGTAAATTGCTTCATCCATGCTTCGTCGATCCACAGGACGAAATCCGCGTTGTGCTCCTTCGCAAGATTTCGTACGCGACGCGTTCCCTCGTCTTTCGACAGATTGCCCAGCCCGCCGCAGGCCACAACCTCGGCCACGACCCCATCTTTATCGAACTGGCCGACAAATGCGACCGGGGCAAGAAACCCGTCCAGTTCGATTTTTATACGCGCTTGCACTACCAGCCCGTCAACCAATTGTCGGAGTTGGGGCGGAACGAATTTTTCGTAGTCGGTGCTCATGGGTTAGTTGACATTTGTCAATCGGCAGTGCGAAGCATATCAAAGTTTTCGCGGCGGGAAAAATTCCCGGATATCGGCGAGACAGTTTTCACTCTCCGGCTGGACGACGTATAGCAGGAGCATGTTCGCATCCAATGGATTCATCAACGGCACGGGCGATGATTGCGGCGGACGGAGCTCGCAAAGCAACGCGTCGACATCGAGCGAGTAATGTATTCGGCACGCGAGCGGCCGATTCGCATAGATCGAGCACTCGCCGCTACGTAGGAACGTGCACGGGTTGTGATAGCCGAACGCGAAACCGGCCCCTGGGTTTTTGCGCAACGGCGCGCGATGCGGTTTGCGCCCGATGCGTTTGCCGATGGCTTCGGCTTCGTCCGGCGTGACGGCGACGGCAATATGACAGCAATGCGAGCATCCGCGTTTGCATGCAACGTTTTTAGCCGTGTGCGCGTAGAGCTCATCGGCCAGCGCCCAGACCGCGTAGATTTTTTCGGTTTTCGACTTCGGCGATTTCAGAAGGGCATTCGCGTCGCGCGTCAAGCGCTCGACAAGACCATGCCTGCGAGCGTTGATCGCCTCGATGTTCTTTTGTGCCGTCTCGCCGACGACACGCAGGCGTGCGCGGATCGGCTCCGGATATTCGGGGTTGTCGGCGTCGGCGGCGAACTTCGCGATATCTGTTTCCATGCGTTTTTCTCGTCAGTTGTACTGACGGGATTGTCGCTCAAACCCGCGCAAACTTGACTTCCGTTAACAGACAGCATATCAATATGCCAGATTTCGAAAATTCCGCCTCATGTCAAGCCCGCTCAGCATTGCGGGCTTTTCTTTTTTTCCAGCCCATACGGAGAGAAACCCTCATGAGCTACTCGTTCGGATTCACGGCCCATACAAAGGACGACGCCAAGGCGCGCGTTGTCTCCGAGTTCGAAGAAGTCGTGCGCGTGCAGCCCGTGCATGCCAAAGACCAAAGCGCGGCAGTCGCCGCCGCGCATGCGTTCATTGACGGATTGCACGATGACGACGCGTGCGACATTAACGTCTCGATCTCTGGTTCGCTCAGTTGGGTCGCGCCTGAGGCGATTACCGGCATGAATCTCAGTGTCGGCGTCTATTACGTTCCACGTGCCGCCGATGAGTCGACGCCGGCCGCGCAAGGCTGACAGGTGCCGTGATGATTGGCGCGCTCATTCGAATCCTGGTTGCGGTGCTCATCCTCGGGTTGCTCTATTACATCGTCACGCTTCTCCCGCTGCCCGCGCCGTTCGCACAGATCGCACGCATCGTCGCCATTGTGATTTGCCTGCTCGTGCTCTTGGCGTTGCTTTGGTACACCTTCCCCATGCATCCGCTTCTGAGGTGCTAGGCAATGCCCGCTCATCCGTTGCGCCCGTGCCGGCATCCTGGGTGCGGCGCGCTCGTGCGAGACAAACACGGTCTATGTCCGACGCACCTTGCCGCGCGCCGTCGCGACGTGGATGAACGGCGGGGCAACTCCAACGAACGCGGCTATACGCATCGCTGGCGCAATGCCCGCGAGGTTTATCTGCGTGCGCACCCCTTGTGCGAATGCGCTGAGTGCCGGGGCGCCGGTCGCCTCATGCCGGCATCGGTCGTCGACCATATCGTCCCGCACCGTGGTGACAAACGGCTCTTCTGGGACCAATCGAATTGGCAGGCGATGTCGAAACCGTGCCACGACCGAAAGACGGCGCGCGAGAACGGCGGGTTCGGCAACCGTCCCGGCCGTGTCGACGCCCCCTAGGCAACCCCGCATCCATGCCGATACCCGCGAGAACGCGTCAGGACGGCCTGAGACGGGCTCGCGCCCCTGGACGGTCCGCGACTCCGGCGAGTCCGCGCGAGCGGCGCAGGCGCCCGATTCCAGGCCTCGCCGGGGCGTTTCGGGGCGGGAAGGGGGGTCGAATCTCTGGCGGATCGGTCGCCGCGACCGTGGCTCGCGGCCAATTTTCGCCGCCGCAGAATTACTGACCCCCTAAAAGTCATATGAAACGGTCCAAATCGCCGGAATGGCCGGCCGATCGCGTCGAGCGGTGGCCCCTGGACCGGCTGATTCCGTATGCGCGCAATTCGCGCACGCACACGGCGGCGCAAGTCGCGGAAATCGCCGCGTCGATGCGCGAGTGGGGATGGACGAATCCGGTGCTCGTCGACGACGAAGGCACGATCATCGCCGGCCATGGCCGAGTGCTCGCCGCGCAACTGCTGCAATGGGCCGAAGCGCCGGTCATGACCGCGCACGGATGGACCGACGCCCAGAAACGCGCCTACCGGATCGCGGATAACAAACTGGCCGAACATGCCGGATGGGATCGGGAAATGCTGATGCTCGAACTGCGTGAGCTCGAGGCGGCGGACTTCGATATCCACCTGACCGGGTTCAACGATGACGAGCTCGCCGCGCTCATGGTCGACGAGACGCCCGAAAAGATCGAAGACGTTTCGCCCGAATTGCCCGGCGCGCACGCGCTCAAAGACGACATGGCGTTCGAAAGCGCGCTGCCTTGGAACATTCCGGAGTTGCGGCGCGATCTGCTCGGCGACATTCCTGCGCACCTGGATTCGTGGGCCGGGCGCGACGCGACGCCCGACGACGGCGAATCGTATTGGCTCTGGCAATGGCGTAGCGACTCGCTGCGCGGCATTCCGCACGACCGGTTGATGATCGGCTTTTACACCGACGACGCACGCTTCGAATGCCTGTGGGAGCGGCCGAGCGAGTATGTCGGGCGCATGCTCAACCTCGGATGCCGTGTGGCGCTGTCGCCGAACTATTCGTTATGGGCTAACCAGGCGCTCGCGGTCCAACTATGGAACACGTACCGAAGCCGATGGATAGGTCGTTACTGCCAAGAGGCCGGCATCGCGGTTATTCCCGATGTCAATTGGTCGTCCGAGGCGAGTTACGAGTTTTGCTTTCTGGGCATCCCGACCGGAGCGCCGGCTATCTCGGTGCAATTGCAAACGCTCAATGAGCCGGTTGAGATCGACCGCGCGCGGCGCGGCCTTGCGCTCGCGCTCGATCGCCTGCAACCCGAAAGGGTGCTCGTCTATGGCTTCACGTCCGCGCGTCAGATCGTCGAATCACTCGGCATCGCCGATCGAACCGTGTTTGTCGAAAACCGCGTCGCCAAGCGTCGCAAAGTGATGGAGGCTGGAAATGAATGAAATCACGGGTGTGCTCGTCGACGAGCTCTACGGATGCGGCGGCGGTGGCGGCGCGACGAGCTCGAAGAAAGGCGGCACGGGCAAGTTTGCGAAATTCGACAAGCGCGGCAACCGGATCATGAATGGCGGGCGCGGCGCGGCGCCGAAAAAGAGCGCGGCGGCGGCGAAAAAAACCGCATCGCGCACGAGTGCCCCGGCCAAAAAGGCGGCGGCGCGTGGTCGGCGGCGCTAACGCACGACACGCAGGACGCGCCAATGCTGACGCGGGTAGTCGGCGAGCTCGATCGGTCGATCGAAATTCGGATCGTAAACGATGCCGCATTCGAGCGCGACCCAATGCCCGTATCGCCAGGACGGCTGGCCGATGATCGCGGCGCATGCGCGGCGCGGCAGTCTCGCGCACGTGAGCGCCGGGTGACGCTGGCCACGCACCTCGGACCATGCACGCCCGGTCAACGTCGAGAGCATCGCGGCCATTTCCCGCACATACAGACCGTGATGAGTGGCATCGGGAAAGGCGTGAGTTACGGCGCCGTATGGACAACCGGCGAGCATGGCGAGAACGGCAATACCGCAATCGCTATCGTTGAACTGTTGGACATGGCGCATGCAAGTGAGGTTAGAAAATGCGTGGTGCGAAACCAACCCCTACCGCGTTGAAATTGGTACGCGGCAATCCAGGCAAGCGCGCGATCAACGACGCGGAGCCGACCCCGGCGAGCGCGCCGCCCAATGCGCCGCCCGGATGGCTCTCGGCCAACGCCGAGAAGTATTGGCCGATGATCGCCGAGCAATTGCATGCGGCGGGACTACTCACCGTGCTCGATGTAACGGCACTCGGCCTGTATTGCGAAGCGTTCGCCCGCTGGCATGACGCCAACGAAAAGGTCGTCAAGCTCGGCGCGGTCGTGAAGAGCGCGCACGGCTATCCGATTCCGTCGCCGTACCTGCAAGTCGCCAATCAGGCATACGCGCAGATGACCCGCATGCTCGCCGAGTTCGGCATGACGCCGTCGAGTCGCTCGCGCGTCACCGTGAAGAAGCCCGACCCGACCGCGCAGTATGCGAAGTTTGTCGGCAAACGCTGATGTATGCGCCATCCACATGTCACGGCGGCGAATTACTACGCGCGCGCCGTCCTGGGTGGCGCGGTGCCCGCGTGCAAATGGGTGCGTGGGGCCTGCGCGCGCCACTTGGACGACTTGAAAGCGGCGCGTGCAAAGGACTACCCGTATTACTTCGATCAGGACGCGGCAGAGCGTGCCTGCGAGTTCGTTGAGCTCTTGCCGCACACGAAAGGCCAATGGGCCAAGCGCGGCGAGCGCCTACACCTCGAACCGTGGGAATGCTTCATTCTCATTTGCATATTCGGATGGAAGCGCAAAAAAAACGGTATGCGGCGCTTTCGCGAGCTCTATGCCGAGTTGCCGCGTAAGAACGGCAAAAGCCAGTTCGGCGCCGGCATCGGGCTTTACATGCTGATCGCTGACGACGAAGCCGGCGCCGAGGTGTATAGCGGCGCGACGACCGAAAAGCAGGCCTGGGAAGTGTTCGGTCCGGCGCGGCAGATGATCGAGCGCACGCCTGGGCTGCGCGACGCGGCCGGCATCGAGGTTTGGGCCAAGTCGCTCGCGCGACCGCTCGACGGCTCGAAGATGGAGCCGATCATCGGCAAGCCCGGCGACGGTGCAAGCCCGTCATGCGCGCTCATCGACGAGTTCCACGAGCACGACACGCCGGACCTGCTCGATACGATGCAGACCGGCATGGGCGCACGCGAGCAACCGTTGATCGTTATCATCACGACGGCCGGCTATAACCTCGCGGGGCCGTGCTACGACAAGCACCTCGAAGTGACGAAGCTGCTCGACGGGCTCATCGAGAATGACGAGCTCTTCGGGATCATCTACACGATCGACGAAGCCGACGATTGGGCCGATCCGCGCGTGTTGCGCAAGGCGAACCCGAATTTTGGCGTCTCGGTCGACGGCGACTTTCTCGCCGCGCAGCAACGGCGCGCGACGATGAACCCGATCGAGCAGAACCGGTTCAAGACGAAGCACCTGAACGTATGGTGCTCCGCGCGCAATGCCTGGATGAACATGCAACAGTGGGCCATGTGCGCCGATCCGGGCCTGACGATCGAGGAATTCGCCGGTCAAGAGTGTTGGGTCATCCTCGACCTCGCGAGCAAGAACGACATTTGCGCCAATGTGCAGCTATTCAAGCGCCAGATGAACGGCCAGGACCATTACTACGCGTTCGGCCGCTACTACTTGCCCGAAGAAGCGATCGAAGAGAACAAAACGAATCAGGCCGTCTATCGCAAATGGGTGATTCAGGGTCATTTGATCGCGACGGAAGGCGCCGAAATCGACTTCGACATCATTCGCGAAGACGTGCGCGCGGATTCGTCGCGCTTTCGCGTAACGGAAGTCGTCTACGACCCGTGGCGCGCGACGCAACTCGCGCACCAACTCGCGAAGGATGGCGCGACGGTCGTCGAATACCGGCAAACCGTGCAGAACATGAGCCCGCCGATGAAGGAAGTCATGGCAGCCGTGAAATCGAGCCGCTTTCACCATGACGGCAACCCCGTGCTCGCCTGGATGATGAGCAATGTCGTCGCGAAAGAAGACGCGAAGGAAAACATCTATCCCCGAAAGGACAAACCGGAGCAAAAAATCGATGGCCCCGTCGCGATCATCATGGGCGTGGGCCGTGCCATCGCCAATGCAGAGCTCTTTCCGACCATGCCCGACAACTATTCGTTGACCGTCCTATGAACGCGCTTGTGTGGAACCTCACGCTCATCGCTGGCGTCACGCTCATCGGCGTCGGCGTCGGCCTGTCCGACGGGGTGCCGCGTGCATTGATCGTCGTGGGTGCCTTGGTGCTCGTGCTCAACGTCGTAACCGCCTTCGTGGCAACGAGGGGCCGCTGATGTTCTTGCGTATTCGAGCCGATGCCGATGACAACGGCGACCGCTCGCCCTGGGGCGACTTCTGGTTTACGTCGGTGCCGTTCAAGGGCACGCCCTATACCGTCACGTCGGACGCGGCGATGCGCCTGACGGCCGTTTATGCCTGCGTGCGCGTGCTCGCCGAGTCGGTCTCGATGCTCCCGTTTGTGCTCTATACCGAATCGGAGACCGGCGCGAAAAAGCCGAACAAGTCGCATTGGCTCTACAAGCTACTCGCGGTGCGGCCGAACGACTTTCAAAATCCGCTCGAATTTCGCGAAATGATGCAGGCGCACGTCGCGTTGCGCGGCAACGCGTTCGCGCGCATCGTGAGCAACGGCGCCGGTGTCGTTACCGACCTGATTCCGTACCATCCTGATCGCGTGACGATCGAGCCGCTGTCGGACACGAATTGGCGCTATCGCGTGCGCAATCGCGATCAGACGGAAACGATCCTCAATCGCGGCGCGATGTTCCACCTTCGCGGTCTGTCGGGCGATGGCATCGTCGGCTACAACCCGATCCAGGCCGCGCGCGAAGCGGTCACGACGGGTCTTGCCGCGCAAGACTACGGCATGCGGTATTTCCAGAACGACGCGACGCCGGGCGGCTGGATCGAGTACCCCGGCCAGTTCAAAGACGACGACCAGAAACGGCGCTTTCGCGAACAGTTTCAGGCCACGCAGACCGGCCGGCATCGGCACAAAACCGCCGTGCTCGAATTGGGCATGAAGTATCACCAGATTTCCGTCACGAATCAGGATGCGCAATATCTCGAAACGCGTAAGTTCAGCGTTGCGGAAATCGCGCGCCTGTTTCGCATCCCGCCGCACCTGATCGGCGACTTGGAAAAGGCGACGTTCTCGAACATCGAGCAGCAATCGCTCGAATTCGTGAATTTCACGCTCATGCCTTGGCTCGTGCGCTGGGAAGAGGCGATTCGCTATGCGTTCCTGGAGCCCGATGACGCGCTCAACGTCGAATTCAACGTCACGGCGCTTTTGCGCGGCGATGCGGCGGCGCGCGCCATGTACTACCACAACGGCATTCTCGACGGGTGGATGGTGCGCAACGAGGCGCGCAAGGCCGAGGGTTTGAACCCGATTGACGGGCTCGACGAGCCGCTACGCCCGCTAAACATGGTTGAAGAAAGCGAGGCCGAAGAGGATGCGGACAAGCCCGCGCCGCCCGTTGCGCCGCCGCCTCAGCCGGGCAAGCAAGCGCCGGCCAATCCGACGCCACCGGGGGCGCCGAAGCCCCCGCCGCCGCCCGGCAAAGCCTCGACGGAAGCCGGCGATATGCGGTTTTTCGCGATTGCGTCGACCGTGGCCGAGCGCATCGCGCGCAAGGAAACCGCGATGGTGCAATGCGCGTTGCGTTGCCCCGATCGCGGCGCCGCGCTGCTCGAAGCCTATGAAAAACACGTGATGTTCGTCGCGCAGGCGCTATCGGTATCGCGTGACGAGGCACTGGCGTATTGCACGCAACGGCTCGATTTCATTCAGACACAAGGGCCGTCGCTCGATGCTCAATTGTTCGAGGACAGTGCCCGCATGCGGCTGACACAACTTGCGTTAGAGGGTGCACTATGAAACACGCGCTATTGATTTGCGAATTCCTGTCGACCCCTTGGGCCATCTTGCCGGAGCGGCTCGCGGCCATGTGCTCCGTCATTGCGCGATGGGCCGTCGAACGCGAGGCGGCGCCCGAAGTCATGGCGCAAGTGCACGCGGACGCCATACAGATCGAGGCGCGGCGCGGCGAGGCGGCGCGCGCCGGAAGCGGCGCAATCGCCGTGTTGCCGTTCTACGGGATCAGCGCACAACGCACCTCGCCCATGGAAGACGTGAGCGGAACAGGGCTCATGAGTATCCAACGCTACACGCAGGCGTTTCGCGCGGCGCTCGCCGATGACTCGATCGGCGGCATTTTGATGGACGTCGACTCGCCGGGGGGCAGCGTCTACGGCGTCATGGAGCTCGCCAATGAAATCTATCAGGCCCGAAGTCAGAAACCCATTTACGCTATCGCCAACTCTGTCGCGGCGAGCGCGGCCTATTGGATCGCCAGCAGTGCAAGCGAATTCTTCGTCACCCCTGGGGGCGAAGCCGGCTCAATCGGCGTCTTTGCGGCTCACCAAAACCTCGCCAAAGCGCTTGAAAAAGAAGGCGTCGAAACGACCCTGATCTCGGCCGGCAAGTACAAAACCGAAGGCAACCCGTTCGGGCCGCTCTCGGACGAGGCGCGCGCCGCGATGAAAACGCGCATCGATGCCTATTACGGCGCCTTCACGCGTGGCATTGCCAAGAATCGCGGCGTCGACGTGGCGAGCGTGCGCGACGGCATGGGCGAAGGTCGCGTACTGAGCGCGAACGCCGCGAAGGCCGAAAACATGGTCGATGGCATCGCGACGTTCGATGAAGTCGTGCGCAAACTGGCAAAGACCATCGGCCAGGGCGGCACGCAAGCCCAAACCCCGAAATCCTCGCGCGCTGCGCTTTTGCAACGCCAAATCGATTTGTTGGACGCCTAAGCACGCGGGCGCCCGCGCTCAACCCGTTCCAATGCAACGCATGAGCGATGCGGTCCATCGACCGTAGGACGTGGCACGTCTTAAAAATGGAGCATCACAAATGAACAAGCAAATCCGTGCGCTTCAACAGCGCAAGGCGAAGCTCGTCGCGCAAATGCGCGAAATGCTCTCGGCCGCACAAGCGAGCGATGCGGGCGACATGACCGCCGAGCAATCCGCCGAGTTCGAAAGCCTTCGAGCCCAAGTCGAAGCACTGAATGCGCAGATCGAACGCGAAGAGCTCGTCGCCGCGAACGAAACCGCATCGAGCGTGCAAATCCCCGACGATGCGCGTATCGAGGTGTCCGAAAACCGGCTGCTCGATCCGCGCCGCGGTTGGAACACGTTCGGCGAATTCGCCTCGGCCGTGCGCGCGGGCGCGATGCAAAGCGGACGCCTCGATGAGCGCCTCGCCATCGGCGCGGCGGCTCCCTCGACCTACGCCAACGAAGCCGGTGGCCAGGACGGCGGTTTTCTCGTGCCGCCGGAGTTTTCGAGCGAGATTTTCACGCTCTCGCTCGAAGAGGACGCGCTGCTGCCGCGCACCGATACGACGCCGATCACGGGCAATTCGATGGTTTTCCCGAAGGACGAAACCACGCCGTGGGGCACGGACGGCGTGCGCGCCTACTGGCAACAGGAAGCCAGTCAGGCGACCGCCACGAAACCGAAACTCGGCGTCGCAACCCGCCGCCTGCACAAGCTGATGGCGTTGGTGCCGGTCACGGACGAATTGCTCGAAGACACGAGTGCACTGACGGCCTACCTGCCGAAGAAGACCGCCGCATCGATCCGTTGGAAGACCGACGAAGCGATTCTTTTCGGTACGGGCGCGGGTCAACCGTGGGGCGTCATGAACAGCAAGGCGCTCGTCGTCGTGGCGAAGGAGACCGGGCAGGCCACGATGACGCTCGACCCGAAGAACATTATCAAGATGGTGTCGCGTTTGCCGGCCGGCTCCTATGGCCGCTCGTTCTGGCTGATAAACCCGGACGTGTTGCCCCTGCTCGACGTGCTCACGCTCGGTCAGTACCCGATCTACATGCCGGTGGGCGGTGGCGAACGTGCCATGGCCGCTTCGCCTTACGGCATGTTGAAGGGGCGCCCCATCGTGACGAGCGAGCACGCTGCGGCCGTGTCGACGCAATCGGATATTTCGTTGCTCGATCTGGACTACTACCAGTCCATTACGAGTCGCGGCGGCGTGCAGACGGCCACGAGCATGCACCTGTATTTCGATGCTGACGCCACGGCGTTCCGCACGACGTTCCGGGTCGACGGTGCACCGAAGCTCGAAAACGCGATTCAACCGCCGAAGAGCACGAATACGCGTTCGCCGTTCGTCACGCTCGCCGCACGGTAATGGAAGCCTTTCGGAGCAACCGGCTCCGGGCACTCGGCTCGGAGCGGGTCCGATGGATCATTCAACGCATTTTCAAAGGAAAAACCATGTTTCCGATGAATGTAAAGGCAACCGAACAGGTTGCGTTGCTCGGCGTCGTCTCGCCGTCGAGCCAGGGCGCAGGCGCGGCGACGACCGGCTGGGTGAGCGTCGCGAGTTTCCAGAAGTTTCTCGCTCTGATCCAGACCGGCGTGCTCGGCACGGCGGCAACCGTCGATGCGAAGATTCAGCAGGCAACCGACGCCACGGGCACCGGGGCGAAGGACATCACGGGCGCGGCGATCACGCAAATCGTCAAGGCGACCGGCGATACCGTGCAGGCCGAAATCAACCTGGACGCGCAACAGTTGGATACGAACGGCGGGTTTGGCTTCATCCAACTGTCGGTCACGGTGGGCACCGCCGCGAGTCTGACGTCGGCCGCGTTGCTCGGTTTCCTGCCGCGTTTTGCCCCCGCGTCAGACTTCAATGCCGCAAGCGTCGCCCAGATTGTCGGGTAACGCTCACGCCGCCAGCGGCAACGGAGGGCCGGGGCTAAGGGTCACGAACCCGTCGCCCCGGTTTTTTTATGCCTGAAATCGTCCTGCAAAGCCCGATCGGCGAGCCGGTCAGCCTGGATTTCGTCAAGGCGTTCGTGCGCGAAACCTCGACCGTGCAAGATTCAGTCTTACGCATGTTGATCGGTGCAGCGCGCGTCGCGGCCGAGTCGCGCACGCGGCAACAGTGCTTGCACGCACGCTATCGGCTCATCCTCGATAAATTCCCGATGGCCGGCATTGGCACGCCGTTGCCATTCGCCGAGCTCGTGAACGACCCCGGCTTTTCGGTGCGCCTGCCGCATTCGCCGCTCGTCGACGTGGTGCAGATTCAATACCTCGACATGGGCGGCAATCAGGCAACGGTTGACCCGTCGCTTTATACGGTCAACAAAGCGCTCACGCCCGGCATCGTGGCGCTTCAATTCGGAAAAATCTGGCCGATTCCCTTGCCACAGATCGCGGCAGTCTGGATCGATTACGACGCGGGCTATGCGTCGCCGTTCTCGGTCGTCAATCAGGCGGCGGGCTCGATCAGGGTCAACGGCCCGGTTACATGGGCGATCGGCGATACGGTTTCGTTTTACAACGCGGGCGCGGGCGCATTGCCGGCGCCGCTCGCCGAGGATACGCCCTATCTCGTCGCGAGCGCGGCGGGGAGCGTCTATACGTTTTCGGACCTCGACGGCAATGCGCTCACGTTCACGGACGGCGGAACCGATCAAAACTTCATCGGCGTCGTGCCGTCCGGCATTCGGCAATGGATTTGCCTGCGCGTGGGCTCGATGTATCAGAACCGCGAAGAAGTCGCGCTCATGAATCGCGGCAAGATTGAGGAATTGCCCTACGTCGACAGCCTGCTCTGGCCGTATCTGACGAGTCTGCCATGACCGCCCCTGTTCGCGCCGGTCAACTGGACCGCGATGTCGAAGTGCAACAGCGATCGACGACACGCGACGCCATCGGGCAACCCGTCAACACGTGGACGACGATCAAGAACGTCTATGCGGGCATCGAGGCGCTCAGTGCGGTAAAGCGCGGCATCGCCGGTCTCGTCGTCACCGACGTGACGCATCAAATCACGGTCCGATATGACACGATCTTTGCCGATACGCGCGTTGCGGCGGCCTATCGCATCGTCTATGCGGGCCGGGTTTTCGAGGTGCTCGGCACCGAGAATGTCGACGAAGGCAATCACACGATCGTGATTAATGCGCGCGAGGGCTTGAATAATGGCTAACTCGGCGGAAGACATCGTCTACAACGCAATCAAGACGCTCGCATCGGGCAGCGTCTATCCCGATGTGGCTCCGCTCGGCGCGGCGCGTCCGTTCATCGTCTTTCAGGCGGTGGGGGGGGAATCGACGAACTATATGAGCAACACGGACAACCTGCAAAACGCGCGCGTGCAGGTATCCGTATGGGCCGATGACCGGCTAACGGCGGTCAGCCTCATACAAGGCGTCATCGCGGCGCTCACGCCCGCACCGATCTTCGCGACAAGTCGGGGCGCCCCGGTCAGTACATGGGAATTCGACACGAAGCTCTATGGCTCCCGGCTCGACTTCTCGATTTGGTGGAACAACTAACCCCTTCGCCCGCGTCAGCGGGTCTTTCATTGTGTGAGGTATGACATGACTAGCACCGCGATTTCGGCGCAAGGCACGACGTTTTCGATCGCTGGCTCGGCCGGCACCGCCAAGAACGTTACCGGGCTCGCGCTCGGATTTCCGACCATCGTCACTTCGGCCGCACATGGCTTCTCGAATGGCGACGTGGTGACGTTCGCGGCCCTGGGTGGCAATACGACGCTCAATGGGCAGACCGCTGTCGTGACGAACGTGACGACGAATACATTCGCCGTGGCGATCGATACGACCGGTGGAAGTGCCTACACGTCGGGTGGCACGGCCACGCCGACGTCCTGGACGCCGATCGCGAACGTCGTCAGTTTCAAGGGCTTCGATGGGCAGGCGAGCGAGATTGACAAAACCGACCTGTCGAGCACTGCGAAGGAATTCCTGCTCGGCTTGCAGGATTTCGGCCACTTCACGTTTGACGTGAATAAGGACTTCTCGGACCCCGGTCAGGTGGCCTGCGATGCGGCAAAGGCGTCGGGCACGTTGAAGAGTTTCAAACTCGTCGCGCCGAATGGGAAAACCGCCACGTTTAGCGGCTACGTGAAGAACAGCCCGCTCGATGGCGGCGTCGATCAAATTTTGAAGACCGGCGGCGTGCAAATCCGCATTACCGGCGCCGTGACCTACGCGTAAAGGGGCTGACCGTGCCGATCTTCTCGAAAGACAATAAGGGCGCCATTCTTGGCGCCGCGCGCCTGAAAACCGAATCCGTTGACGTGCCCGAATGGGGCGAAGGCGTTTCGGTCATTGTGTCGGAAATGTCAGGCCATGCGCGCGATGCCTTTTACGCCAAGAAAGAGGCGAACAAGGCGATGCCGATCAGCGAGTCACAGGCCGCCCTATTGCTTGCGACGGTCGTCGACGAGTCCGGTGCGCCGGTATTGGATGAGGCGGACATCGAAAGCCTGCGCGCACAGAGCACCGCCGCGCTCGATCGCATCGTGGCAGTCGCGGTGCGCATCAACGGCTTGCAGGCGAGTGCGACGGAGGACGCGGCAAAAAACTCCGCCGCCGCACCGAGCGGCGATTCTGGCTGCGCCTGAGCATTGATTTCGGCATCCCGATTCGAGAGTTGCAGGAACGCGTGACGAGCTCGGAGTTCGTCGAATATATGGCTTCGTATCAACTGGATCGCCGGGGCGGTCATTACGACGACCTGCGAGCCGGGACTATTGCATCGATGCTCGCAAACATCAATCGCAATGAAAAGGTGCGAAGGGAGCCTTTCGGTGCGCTCGACTTCATGACATGGAACGAGATGCACGACACGAACGAGCCAGACGAGCCGATTCTGCTCGATGATCCCGACGCGCAGTCAGCGTTGCTATTTGCAAAGATGTTTCCCAATCGCGATGGTTAAGAATGTCGTCGTCGCCAACCCTGACGCGCTAACGGCGAAGCTACGCGCGCTCAGTGACATTGCCAGTGAGTCGACTCTGCGGCAAGCGGCCGTCGCCGGAGCGCGCGAGGTTCTATATGAGGCCAAACTGCGCGCGCCGGTCTACGCGGGCGCATTCGAGGGCGCCGCGTCGGGCGCGACCTGGACGCGATACGGCGTGCAGTACTACCCCGGATTTTTGCGCGATCACCTCATCGTCGCCTACGACAAACAAGTTTCCGTCACGGGCCGGATCGCATCGTACATCGTGACCTGGACGAGAGAGGCGTTCTATGGCCGGTTTATTGAATACGGGACGTCGAAAATGGCCGCACGGCCGTTCCTTCGGCCATCGTACGAGGCAAAGAAGGCCGACGTGAAACACGCCATCGACGGCGTGATTGAGACGAAGATCAAGGAAATGAATCGTGAGTGACGAGACCATTGTCCGCGTGACCGTCGACGCGACCGGCTATGAGGCCGGCATGGAGCGCGCCAAGCGCAGCGCAGAGGCCTTTCTTGCCTCGCAAGAACGCGCGGCGGCGCGCACCGAGCTCGCCCAAAAGGCGATTGATGAGGCGGTCGCGAATGGCAGTCAGGCGAACGCGCGCCAGATCACGGCCTTTATTTCGCAACTCGACAAACTCTCGAATACCTACGGCAAGACAAAGTCCGAGCTCCTTTCGATGCAGGCCGCGACGCTCGGCGTGGCAGGCACCGCGCAGCCGTTTATCGAGAAGGTCGCGCAGATGGAAGCGGCGATGCGCGGCGCGGGCGCGGGCGCGCTCGTCATGGCGGAAACCGAAGAGCAGGCGACGACGCGCATTACAGCGATGGTCGAAGCGTCGCTCGCCGCGTCGGCCGCGATGACCGACCAGAGCGTAGCGGCGACCCGCTACGCCGAGAGCGTGGCCGAGGTCTCTGCCGCCGCGACCGCCGCCGAACGCGCAAACGCGGGCCTTCTCGCTTCGTCCAAGGCCGTCGCCGCATCGCAGGAAGCCGTGGCTGCGCAAGCCAAGATCGCGTCCACGACGATCAGTGAGGGCGCCGCCAAGGTAACGGAAGCGCTCGGGCGCCAATTGACGGCGCTCACCGCCACGTCAGCGCAGATGGCCGTCTATGACGCCGAAATGGCCGGCATGACCGAGGCCGAAGTCGCGCAGATCAGGGCGATTGCGACGGAAGTCGAGCTCCGAAAGCGGCAAATCGCGCTCGGCGAGGAAATGGCCGCCGCCTATACAAAGGAAGCCGTCGCAGCCAAAGCTGCGCACGGCGCAACATCGGGCGTGACGAGCGAATTGCTCGTGATGGGGCGAGAGGCCGGTTCAGGCAACTTTACGCGTCTGGCCGGCTCATTCACGCGGTTCCTCTCGCTCGCAGGCGCACTCGATCTGCTGCTCAACCCGGTATCGATTGCATTCATTGCCGTAGGCGCGGCGATGCTCCGGGTCGCAGAGCAGAACGAGAAAATGAACGAAGCGCTCGCCCTGACCGGCGACTATGCCGGCGTCACGGCGGATCAACTGCGCAATATGGCGAGCGCGGCGACGGCGAACGGCGCGACCTACAGCGTTGCCGCCGAGGCGATCACTGAGCTCGCCGCAAGGGGCCGCTTGACGGGCGATGAGATTGCGAAGCTCGGCAAGACGACCGCCGACGTGGCGACCTATACGAGCGTATCGGTCAAACAGATGGTCGAGGATTTCACGCGGCTCGCCGATGAGCCCGTGAAGGCATCGTTCAAGCTGAATGAGCAATATCACTATCTGACCGAGGCAACGTACGACCAGATCGTCGCGCTCGAGAAGCAAGGCGATGCCACGGGCGCGGCCCAGGTAGCCGTCGAGGCGTTCTCGAAAGCGATGGACGATCGCACCCAGGATATTGCGAAGAACGAGGGCATCATTCTCGAAGGCTGGCGTGGCATCAAGGGTATGATCGACGGCGCGATTCAAGCGCTCGGGCACTTCGGCGCCGATGCGACGCCGGGCGAGATTGTCGCGCGCTTGCAGGCGAACAAGAAAGCCCGGCTACCCATCGGACAATGGGATGCGAACGACGAGAGGGAATTGCAAGATGCCATCGGCAAGCAACGCGCCGCCGAGAAGGCGGCAAGCGACAAAGCGGCGCATGAGCGCGAGCAGGAACAACGCATCAATGCCAAGCATGCTTACGAGGCCTTCAATCAACAGTTCGCGACGCCGGCCGAGAAGCGCGACCGGGAAATTCAAAAGTATCTCGATACGATCGCGGGTCCGCTCGGCCTGAGCCTGGACCAACAATTGGCCGACGAGCAGAAAATCGCCGATCGATTCAAAGACCCGAAGACGCACCAGAAGGCCTATAAGGACGACGCCGCGACACGGTTCTTGCAGCAATTGCGCGATCAGGCCGCAGAACTGCGCCTGCAACTGTCGACGACGGAAAAGCTCAACGAGGCGCAAAAAGAGCTCGCGAAATTTAACCAGCAGGTCGCGGACTGGAAAGGCAAGACGCTCACCGCCGAGCAACAAAGCCTCATTGCGCATCAAGGCCAAATCCGCGCTCAACTGCAAACGAACGTCGAGCTCGAAAAAGAAGTCAAGCACCGCGAAAACATCGAGAAGCTACAGGAGCGTTCGAAGCAAATCGACGCGAGCATAGCGAGCTATCAGAAGGGGCAGGCCGAGCAGTATGGGCGCCAGCTTGAAACGTTCGGCATGGGCTCCGAGGCATTGAAGCGCGTGCAGGCGACCAAGGCGATCTACGCGGAATATCAGCGGCTCCAGGAGCAACTAGACAAGGCGACGCCGAAGGAATTGATCGGCGGGGCCGAGTATCAACAGGCGTCCGCCGACATTAAGGCGGGCCTGAATCAATCGTTGGCGGATTACGACGCCTACTACACCGCGCTAAAGGAAAAGCAAGAGGACTGGAAAAACGGCGCCGCCGCCGCGTTTGCGAACTACGTCGACGCCTCGCGCGACGCCGCCGCGCAGGCGCAAGAGGCCGTCACGCAATCACTGCACAGCATGGAGAGCGGATTGACGGAGCTCACGCATACCGGCCATGTGAGTTTTCAAAAGCTCGCCGATGACATTTTTATGGACATCACGCGCGCGGTCGATCGCTCGCTCACGTCGAAGCTCGTCGAAAACCTGTCATCGATGGGCGGCCTGTTCTCAAAGTTCTTTTCCTCGCACACGGACGTCGCAGCAGGCGCCGCGAGCGCTTTGCCGGGCGATGCGCTCGAGAACATGATGAAGCTCACGAAGGGATTCGGCACGACGACCGGCGCCATGAGTGTGGGCCAGATTCAAACGGCCATGCAAAACGCCTCGACGATATCGGCCGCGACGGCGACGGTGGCTACGATGACGGTGGGAACGATGATCGGCGGCGGGGCCGGTGGCGGGGCCGGCGATGCGCTTGGCGGGTTATTGAAAGGGTTGGGCAGCGGTGGTGCGTTCGCGGGCGACTTCGGCTTTACGGCGACGGGCGTGACGGGCTCGACCGATGCCGTTATGAGCTCGATGGGTGCTTCGGATACGAGCGGCCTGAGCGCATTGATGGGTCTGGGTGGCGGGTTTGCGGCGAGCGGCGGGTCCGTTTCGCCGGGAGCGCCTTACATCGTGGGCGAGTCGGGGCCTGAGCTCTTCGTGCCGGGGCAGTCCGGCACGATCATGCCAAACCATGCGCTGCACAAAACGGATGATGCGGCAGTGCAAAGGCCGAGCGGTAGCAGGTCGCAGATGTTCAATCTGAATATCACGGTCCCGCCCGGCACAACGCGGCAATCGGCGCAACAACAGGCGTCGTCCATCATGCGCGAAGCACAAATCGCCATGGCGAGGAACGGGTAAATGACGACCTTTCTCGAATCGCCGCGCTTTCCCGACAATATCGCGTTCGGCGCAACGGTGGGGCCAACCTATTTGACGGTCCTCAATACCCTCTACTCGGGGCGTGATTCCAGCATCGTCGCCTGGACGCAGGCGCGCATTCACTTCGATGTGGGCCGGCGCTCGATGAATGCGATCGATACCGCAACGCTCGATGCGTTCTTTCGCGCGGTAAAAGGCCGCGCGTATCGATTTCGCATCAAGGATTGGACCGACTTCGCTTGCACGACGGCGAACGGCATGCTCACGAAGCAATCGGCGGGCATCTATCAACTCGGCAAGCTGTACACGACGGGCACGCTCTCCGAGACGCGCACCATTGCCAAGCCCGTCGTCGGCACGGTCGTTGTGTACAAAAACGGCGTTCAACTCACGAGCGGCTATTCGCTCGATTCCACGACCGGGCTCGTCACGATCAGTCCCGCGCCACTCGATACCGATACCCTCGCCTGGGTCGGGCAATTCGACGTGCCCGCGCGGTTCGATACCGATGAAATGAAAAAGCAAGTCATGGATCGAAACGGCGCCAACGGCGACCTGCTCGTCGATTGGGGCTCCATTCCGATCATCGAGGTTCGTCCGTAATGCGCTCGATCAATGCCGCATTGCTCGCGCACCTCGCCGGCAATACGCTCACCGTTGCGACGCTTTGGCTCGTCACGCGCACGGACGGCGCGCAATTCGGCTTCACCGACCTCGATCGGCCGATCGTCTACGGCGGCGTCACCTACGAGGCTGCGGGCGGCTATACGCACTCGCAGATCGACATGACGAGCGACCTGTCGACGTCCAATCTCGAAGTGCAAGCCATCTTCGATAGCGCGAGCATCACGCCCGAAAGTCTCGAATCGGGACTATGGGACTTTGCCCGCGTGCAATGCTCGCTCGTCAACTATGCGGACCTCACGCAGGGCGCCGTTATTCTGAGTTCGGGCACGCTCGGACAGGTCTCGATCAGTAACGGCGCCTACAAGGCTGAAATGCGCGGGCTCGCGCAACTCTTGCAACAAGAGCAAGGCGATGTCTATTCGCCCACGTGCCGGGCCAATTTCGGCGACTCGAAATGCACCGTCGACCGAGGCCCGCTCACCGTAACGGGCTCGGTGCTCACGCTCAATAGCGCCGTGAGTTGGAACGATCCGACGTTGACGCAAGTCGGCACGGTCTCGGCCTATACCGACACGAAGGGCGAGAAGGTTCCGACGCATACGCCCTATACGATTCAGGTCGTCCCGCCCACGGGCGGCGCGTTCGTCTCGGATGCGGGCGTGACGAACTCGCTCGGCAATACGCTCTCGCTCGTCTCGGGCAGTCCCGGCGACGGGCAATATGCCGCGAGCTCGACCGGGCTCTATACGTTCAGCGGCGCCGACGCAGGATGGGAAGTCTTCATCAATTACGACTACACCATCGGTTACTTCGCCTACGGCAAAGTGACTTGGCTCACCGGCCAAAACGCGGGCTTCTCGATGGAAGTCAAAATGTTTTCGCCAGGGGTCGTTACGCTCGCGATGGCGATGCCGTATCCGATCGCCGTGGGTGATACCTATTCGATCATGCCCGGTTGCGATCGGACCATCGGCACGTGTTTCGCGCGCTATAACAACATCGTGCATTTTCGCGGCGAGCCCTACATTCCAGGGCCGGATATCCTTCTGAAACCCCAGGGGGACTAGATGAGCGTGACACGTGAGCAATTCGTCGCCGAGGCGCGCTCGTGGCTCGACACGCCGTATCAGCATCAAGGGCGCCTGAAAGGCGTCGGCGTCGATTGCATCGGCCTGCTCGCGTGCGTAGCGCATGCGCTCGATCTGTCGGACGCGGACTTTACGGACTACGAACGGCGCCCCGATGGGCGCTTGCGGCCGGTGCTCGAAACGCATTTGGAGCGCGTGCCGCTCGACGAGGCGCAAGGCGCCGACGTGCTGCTTTTCGCTTGGAGCTCGACGCCGATTCACATTGCCATCATGACGGACGCGACGCATATCATTCACGCCTACATCCCGAATCGACGGGTCGTCGAATCGCGGCTCGATGAGGCGATGCGCGTGCGCGTGGTCGCGGCCTATCACGTGCCAGGGGTCGAATAATAATGGGCCAGCTAGTCCTGTCGGCGGCGGGCGCCGTCGTCGGCGGCGTTATCGGCACGGCCGTCCCTGGCGTCGGCACGATGATCGGCGCCGAGATCGGATGGACGATCGGCGGCATCGCGGGGGCGATGATTTTTCGCCAGAAAGGCCCGAACCCGGCCGATATTCGCATTCAGGACAGCGCATACGGCAAGGCGATTCCGCTCGTCTATGGCATGTATCGCGTCTCGGGAAACATGATCTGGGCCGGGCAACCGTATGTCGAAGACCCCGGCAAGGGCGCGGGCGGCAAGGGACCGCAACAGCAAAAGGTGCATATGTCGTTTGCGCTCGGCCTATGCGCCGGGCCGATCACGAGCGTTCGCCGCATATGGGCCAACGGCAAACTGATCTATGACGTGTCGAACCCGTCCAACTTCCAGGCGATCAGCGGTTCGAACCAGATGGTGTCGAATTTCACCGTCTACCCCGGCGACGAGACCCAGGAGCCGGACCCGACGATGCAAGCGGCGCTCGGCATCGATGCAACGCCGGCCTATCGCGGGCTCGCCTATGTCGTGTTCAACTCGCTCGACCTGTCGACCTGGGGCAATTACCTGCCGTCCTTTACGTTCGAAGTCATCACGGCGCCCGCCGCGCTCTCGACTAACAAGATTCCAACGACGTTCAGCACGACATTCCCAAATGGCACGGGGGGCTTTATATGATGCCGCACCTGGACGCGCAGGGCGGTATCGCGATGGGCTTCGATTCATATCCATGGGGACGCAGCAACGTTATCGTCGTCAACGTCAACGCCTATGGCGCGGTGCAAACAGGTACGGTCAATTGGTCGTCAGGTGGCTTTACGATGCCGAGCGGCTACTCGGACGTGCCAGGACTTTACACATGGCCCGGCTGGCTGCATCCGGACGGCACCTATGACGACATGAGCCTCGCGGGGCCGCTTAATCTCGGCGTGGCGGGCTCCGAATCCAACTTCTGGCGCAACGGCAACGACTTCTATATCGGCTCCGGCTATCCGGGCTGCACGACGCTCTATCGCTTGCAGATCGCCATTCCGGCGACTTTGCCCGGTGGGGCAACGAATCCGGGCGGCACGGTGCTCGCGACGGCCGTTTCGCCCGCCGGTGATAGCTGGCTGATCGTTGGTGGCACCGCGAGTTATGTCTATGCCCTGAGCGGCGCGACGTTATACCGCCTTGATCGCGAGACGCTCGCGACCGTGGCGACCTTCTCACCTGGGCCGGTTCCTCCCGAAAGGGCTTATGTCTATGACGATGACCATATTTACGGCATCGGCACCGACAGTCAGGTTCGCTTGATCCGTCTGTCGCAAGGCACGTCAACGCCGCTCGGACTCGTGCCTTTCTTCCCGGATACATTCGTCGCCGTCAATCCGAACTTCTTTGTTTTCTCGGCTGTCGGCTACACCGACACGATCAAGCTCGGCTATATGTGGGTTTCGCAAGGGCAGACCTTCACGACGCTCGATGAAATCGTGGCGGACCTGTGCAACCGTGCCGGCATGAGCTCGGGTGAGTATGACGTGTCGCAATTGACCGATACCGTCACGGGCTTCGGCATCACGAACCATTCGACGACGCGCAATAACCTCACGCCGCTGATGGGGACGTATTTCTTCGATGCGTGCGACACGGACGGCCTGATTAAATTCGTCAAGCGCGGCGCGCAACCGGCCGCGACGTTCGCCTGGGCCGACCTGGGCGCTTCACCATCGATCGGCGACACGGCCAACACGAACCCGATCAATGAAACGATCGCGCAAGAGGTTGATATGCCGCGCTCGCTCTCGCTCACATATCCGGAGCTCAATAGCGACTACAACACGAACACGCAACGTTGGTCGCGCGAGCTCACGAACTCGAACAAAGACACGGTCATGCAAGTGCCGATCGTGCTCGCCGGAAGCGATGCGCTCATGCGCGCGCAAGTGCTCGGCTGGGAAGCGTGGATCGGCCGCAAGGTCTTTTCGTTCTCGACCGGGCTCAAATATCTGCAATACGAGCCGGGCGACGTGATGACCCTGCAAGGCGACGGCGAGAGCTACACGGTGCGCATCACGCGTTGCCAGTATGACGGCCAGGGCTCGCTGCTCTGGTCGGCCGCGCTCGAAGAGCCGGACATCTACCCCTCGCCGTCGTATAACGTGCAGGCCGGCGCGGCGGCGGGCTTCGCCTCGCAACAGATCGACTATAGCGGGCCGACCCTGCTCGTCGTGATGGACATTCCGCCCCTGCAAAACACCGATACCTCGCAAGGGCTCTACTTGGGCGCGTGCGGCGCGGCCTCGAATTGGCCCGGCTGCGCGGTGGACGTGGCGCGGCCGGGCGGCGCGTTCGGCCAGATTATGAACCTGGGCAACGCGGCCACGATGGGCTATGCGCAAACGGCGCTCGCCAATTTCCGAGGCGGCAATCAACCCGATGAATTGAGTACCGTCACGGTCATCCTATGGTCGGGCACGCTCGCATCGTGCAGCTACGCGAATTTCCTCGCCGGCACGCAAGCGGCCTACCTCGGCGGCGAGCTCTTCTTTTTCCGTAACGCGACGCAGATTGCCGCGAATACCTACGTCGTGTCGGGCTTCTTGCGCGGTCGGGGCGGCACCGAATACGCGATGGCGACGCACGCGGCCGGCGATACGTTCGTCCTGCTCGACGCGACGCGCATCGCCTCGATGCCGCTGCAACTCACGGATATCGGCACGCAACTTTCGTTCGAGACGTTCCTGCTCAACATGTTCGGCGGCACGCCGAGTGCCGTGCAAAACCTCACGCCCACAAATGCCCGCGTGAAGCCGCTTTCGCCTGCGCTCTTCACGGCCGGCCACGGGAGCGCGGCGAGCACGTCCGATATCTCGCTCTCGTGGATTCGCCGCGCGCGCGTCAACGCGCAATGGCTCGACGGAACCGACGTGGCGCTCGACGAGTCTAGCGAGTCGTATCAATTGCAAGTGCTCAACGGCACGAACGTTGTGCGCACGATCGTTGTCACGGGGCCTTTCACGGCGCCGAACGTGCCGGCCTACACCTACACGGCGTCGCAGATCAGCGCGGACGGGTTTTCGGCCGGCAACACAATCGGCTTTTCGGTGGCGCAAAACTCGGATCAGGGCGTGCTCGGCCACGCCGCGACGACGAGCCTCGTGAGGTAAAGCCATGTCCAACAGTACGACCTTGCTCGACACGATCGCGACGAACCAAAGCAATAAGGAAGCCGTCGTCAATGCGCTGCTCGACGCGGCCTCGCCATCAATGCTTTGGGGGCGTCATGCGTCCGCATGCTCGGGCCTGACATGGGGCTACTACGGCGGATGGTACGGCGGCGCGCAGATCAATAACGGCACGCTCACGCTCACGGCGAGTACGACCAACTATGTCTATGCGAATGCGTCGACGGGTGCGGTAAGCGTCAACACCACGGGCTTTCCGGCCGGCGCGATTCCGCTCTATACGATCGTCACGGGCACGACGACCGCGACGAGCTATACCGATCAACGCTCGAATCAAGCGGCGGCGACGACGAGTGCGGCCGTCTATGACGTAGGCGGCTACATCGAAGGCCTGCCGAATGCGAGCGAAACCGTATGGCAGTTCTATTCGCCGCGCGCCTGGACATTGCCGGCCGGCGCCTCGGGCGGCGCGAAGGCAGGCACGGCGGCGACGGCCTCGACGACCTTCACGCTCAAACAAAACGGCACGTCGGTCGGCACGATCGTATTCAGCGCGAGCGGCACGACGGGAACGGTCTCGATTACCTCATCGACGGCCATTGCCTCGGGCGACCTGCTCGCGCTCGTCGCGCCGGCCACGCCCGATACGACGCTCGCCGATATCGCCTTCACGTTTGCGGGCACGCGCCCATGATGGAGCATTCACCATGACACTCGGCCTTTCAACGACGCTGCGCAATGCCATGCTCGACGCGATCACGACGCAGGCGGGCGCGAGCGCGCTACTGAACATCTATTCGGGTACGCGTCCGGCGACGGGCGGCGCGTTAAGCGGAAACACGTTACTCGCGCAACTCACGTGCAATGCGACATTCGCGCCCGCGTCATCGGGCGGCGTGCTCACACTGAACGCCATCGCATCGAACACGGCGGCGGCAACCGGCACGGCGGTATGGGCTCGGCTCACGAAGAGCGACGGCACTTTCGTTGCGGATATGAGCGTCGGCACGTCGGGCACCGAGATCGTGATTGCGACGACCTCGATTACCTCGGGCGCGACCGTGAGCGTCACGAGCGCAACGTTCAACGCTGGCAACGCATAAGGGGAAAGACATGGCAGTGACGCTCTATAAATCGACCGATGCCTCGGCCCCTTCACTGACCGGCCAAACGGGCTCGCTTGCCGCGCTGCTCGATGCGATCCTCGTCAACGGCTACGGCACGCAGGCCGCCGCAGGATGGACGATCGCCTACACGGGCACGAGCAAGCGCGACTACAAGCAAGGCACGGGCAGTAACGGTTACTACCTCGATGTTGACGACTCCGGCCCTGGCGGGGGCACGTATCGCGAAGCGCGTATGCGCGGCTATGAGGCCATGACTGCGCTGGGCACGGGCACGCAGGCGTTTCCGACCAGTGCGCAATCTTCGTTTGGGGTCATTTGCCGTAAGTCGACGACGGCGGATTCGACCGCACGTCCCTGGTACTGCGTCGCCGATTCGACATGCTTTCACTTGTTCGTCGATACGGGTGATCTGACAAACCCGTCCTATTCGATGGCGTTTTCGTTCGGCGACATTTTCTCGTATAAGTCGGCGGACACCTACAACACCGTCATTATCGGTAGGAACGCGGAAAATTCGGGTTCGTCGCAAGCTGATTCGCTCAACATCATTACAAACGTATCGAGCACGATGTTGTCCGCGACAAACTTTGGTGGACGATATGTCGATCGCCATTGGACCGGCACGGGTGGGAGTCTAGCGATTGGCGAGTTTGCATCTATCTTGGCCGTGGGCGCAGGCAGTAATTACGGCGTGACGCCATACAACTATTCGTGCATCGGTGACGTTTTCGCCGTCGTGCCATACCCGAACGGTCCAGATTCAGCGATGGAGCTCTCGCCGCTATGGATTAATCATGGCGGCGGCATTCGCGGCTATCTAAAAGGGTTATGGGCACCTTGCCACCGTCAACCGTGCGGGCATGGCGATACGTTCAACGGTAGTGGCAATCTGTCCGGCAAGTCGTTTCTCGCGCTCAATATGGCCTTCGCTCTGTCGGGCACATGGTCTAGTTATGGTGGGCAGATCATAGTCGAAACGTCGAACACCTGGAGCTGATCCATGGCTGCGCATCGCTATTGGCGGTTGGGCTTCATTTACAATAATGGCGGCTCGGCCTTGTCGTCTGTTGTGACGGCGCTCACCGAGTTGCAGCTTGCCACGTCGGATGGCACGAACCGCGTCGGTTCCGGCACGGCTTCCGCTTCGAGCTCGAATGCAAGCTATCCGGCTGCGAACGCCTTCGATGGGAGCACGACGACATGGTGGGCGTCCAACGCGGCGGCAAATCCGACGTGGCTTGCCTACGACTTCGGCGCGGGTAACACGTGGGATATTCAACAGATCACGCTTACGTCTCGCAACGACGGCTCGTATACGACGCAATCGCCGACCGCGTTCTATGTGCAATACAGCGATGATGGCTCGACATGGGCGAACTATTGGTTCGTGCCTCAGTCGCAGGTCGTCGCTTGGACGCAAGCGTCGTCGCAGACGTTTAATTACCTCATACCGGCTGGAAAGAAAATCATCGAGAATTATGAGGGTACGCAACAGAACCCGCCTGCGCCGATCGTGTTGCAGCACGGAGCGAAGGCGCCGACCCCTGGCCCGAAAACCGTCTCGGGCACCGTCACGGTAAGCGGCACCGCGACAGGCGGATTGCTCGTGCGCGCCTACGCGAAGGCCACGGGCGAATTCGTCGGGCAGGCGACGACGGCGAGCGATGGCACCTACTCGATCAAGTGCGGCGAGAACTGGCCCGATGTCTATGTCATCGCGTTCGATCCGACGACGTATCAGGCCATCATTTACGATCAAGTCGTGCCGGGGTAAGCCATGCCGAGCTATACACCGCCCGTACACGATGCGGTCAATTTCCGGCTCAGTGGCAGCTATAGCGCGCCCGCACACAACGCGGTCAATCTGGACCTCGTGCCGCCCACGCCGACGGGCTACCTGCAAGCGACACTCGATAACGTCACGGCGAGCATCGCCGCGCAGCAAAACGATAGCGCGACGCTCGCCGCGACGCTTGATGACGTGACGGCGAGTTTCGTCGCGGGCGACTACTACCCAATGACACTCGCCGCGTCACTCGATGACGTCACGGCGAGCATTGCGGCCCAAGCGTCTTACCCGATGACGCTCGCTGCGTCGCTTGACGACATCACCGCAACGATCCACGCAAGTGCAGGCCGAATGCGGCGCGCGGTCGTTATCAACTCGTAGGAGCGGACATGGAGAACTTCGAACGCGCTTTCGAGCTCGTTGTCGGCATCGAGGCGGGCTATGTCAACGACCCGACCGATCCAGGCGGCGAGACAAAGTATGGGATCAGCAAGCGCGCGTATCCGAACGCCGATATCGCGAACATGACGCTCACCGGCGCGCAAGCGCTCTATGAGGCCGACTACTGGCGCGCGTGCTCATGCGACCAAATGCCGTGGCCGTTATGCCTGTTCGTGTTCGATTGCGCCGTCAACCAGGGCCAACCGATCGCGCGGGTGATACTGCAACGCACGCTCGGCGTGAGCGCGGACGGCGTGGTCGGCCCCGTGACGCTCGCCGCCGCCAATCGCATGAGCGACGAGCAACTCGCGTTGCTTCTGACCGCGCGCGCGATGCGCTACATGCTCGCGCCGAATTTCCAGGTCGACGGGCGCGGATGGTTCAAGCGCCTTTTCCTGATCGCGTTCAATCACGGGGGTTGACATGGCATGGTCCGATGCATTGAATGTGCTTGAACGCGTTGCGCCGACCATCGCGACGGTGGCCGGCACGCCCTTGCTCGGCGGCGCCGTGGCCGCGCTCGAAGCGGCGTTCGGTCTGACGCCGGACGCGGGCGCCTCGATGGAGCAACGACAAAACACCGTGGCGCAATGTGTCACGGGCGCGAGCCCGGAGCAACTGCTCACGCTGCGCAAGGCCGATCAGGATTACGAAGCGCGCATGGCCGAGGCGGGCTTCAAAGACAAAGAGACGCTCGCGCAATTGGCCGTGCATGAAGAGGAAATCTATGTCGGCGACCTGCAAAACGCGCGCGCGGCGAACGCGGCGAACATGCGCGTGTTCTGGCTCGGCGTGGCCGTGCTCGCCACGTTCGCGGGGGTCTCGTTCGGCGCCCTGTTCGGCGCCTACGCCGTCCTGACCGGCAAATTACCCGTTGACAATGCCGCCGTTGTCGGGCTCGTGTCCGGCTTCATTGGCACGGTCATCGGCTATGTCGCGTCGAACGCCACGCAGGTTGTCTCGTTCTACTTCGGATCGAGCAAGGGAAGCGAGACGAAATCCGAGGCGATGGCCACAGCGTTCACCCAGGTTTTCGGCAAGGCCCCGGCGCCCGCCAAAAAGCCGGCCGCATAAAAAAAGCGGCCCGCACGCGGCGGGCCAAAATCCGCGTCTGAGAGTGAGCGCGGAATTCCGAGGCAATCTACCTGCTGCAAAGCAGGCTCCGCGATTATGGGGCGAATGCTCCGCGTGACAAAGGTCAATCTGCCAGATCAGGTACGCGACCATTGGCGGGTAACGCTTACCGCCGATGTTCGGCCTACATCAAAACCGGGCAAATCTGACAGACAATGCCCCGCCGTCCCCATACAATGCCTTCTGTCGGGTTCCCTATCGGGGAGCCGGCTACGGGGGAAAGGGGCATGAAATGGAGACGCAAATTGAGCGGCGTCGTCGCACGCTCACGGCTGAGGATATTGCGGCCCTGGTAGATGCGATGGAGACGCGCGCGATGGATCGAATCCAAAAAACGGTAGGACGGACGATGCTTAACTTCGCTGTCACCTGGGTCGTCCGGCTTGTCTTTGCGGCGGCGCTCTATAGTGCCGGCGCGTCGGGCGTCCTGCGCCGCATCTTCGCGGCATAACTGGCATCACCGCAAAAGCAAAGCCCCGCATCGCGCGGGGCCTTTGCATTCCCAGGGCCGAAGCCCCGGCGCGTCAGACTTGCTCGCGCCAGATACGCGCATCCTCGACCGATTCGAAGGCGCGAAACCCTCCCTCGACCTCGATGATTTCCGCCGCCCACGGCGCCGCCTCGCGCGCCTGCTCGATCGTCTCGCATTGAATAAATTCGGTGCGCATCATATCCCCCTCAGTCATGTAACCCGCGATTGTCCAACCCCGCATTATGCAGGGCGACGACGACCGTTTCCGCAACCGGCGCAATCACGCGATACGCGATCGAGCCGACATAGACGATTCCAATCAGCCATAGTGCACCATAAAAAATCCGAATCGCTTTCATTTCCCCTTCCCCGTCTTAATCAAGAACAATTCCCAAAACGCGACGTGCATGGTGCGCTCGCCGGATTCCCATCGTTGCCACGAGCGCAAGTCGACATGCACCAACGCCCCGGCCGCCGTCTGCGTCAGGCCGGCCGCATCGCGTGCGGCGCGCACCTGAGCAGGGGTCGGCGGAACCGGGATCGGCTTCATTGCTCGCCTACAGGTCGAATTCGTCCATGCGGCAGACGGCGACGATACCGCCTTCGTCATCGTGCAACGTGCACGCGTAGACATCGGCACGAAGCGGCGCGCGCTTGAAAATGTACGGGCTTGACCGGCTCGTATCGTCCGCGCCGAACGCGAACACGATAACGGCATCGTTTCCGTGACGCGCGGCCTTGCGGAATCCATCGAACATCGCATTCATGGCTTGACCTTCCCCGATCGCCCCTGGCACTACTTTGAGGTTTTCCATTTTGTTCCCCTTTACTCGATCTAGCCGATCGCGGTGGTTAGTCAAATCGCGTTGTCTGTCGCGTAGGCCGGCGCGTCCTGGCGCAGACTGCCCGTGAAGAAGTAGATGCGCTTCCAGATCACTTCGCGCGTCAGGAATTCGCAGTTGTCGATTGAGTTACCAAAGTCGTCCATCTTGTTCCCCGTTCCGGCTCGGCGGGATGCCTTGCCCTGAGCCCCTACATTACGACCAATGGTCGCATGCGGTATGTGCGCTAGTATACGTCCAATGGTCGTATCCACGTCGGCGCCGGACGATCACCAGGGAGCAACATGGGGAAGGCCCGGCGACGGGCCAGAATCGGCCCAGGCGGGGCCGGCGACGATGGCGAGGGGTAAGGGGCAGGGAAGGACGCGGGCGGCGCTACGGGCCGCGATTGAGGGCCGCGTGGGTTGGTCCGTTTTTGGTATGCTACCGGCCGGAAACCCGCGCGGTGCCTAGCTCGTGAGGGGGTTCGAATCCCCCTCTCTCCGCCAGGAATATCTAAGCCCTTGATTCTTCAAGGGCTTTTTTCTTTGGTTCACGCGACAGGTGTCCCAGACCGGTGTCCCACTTTTTGTGGATCACCACCTTGCAACTGCCTTCGCACCTCGCCAAATCGCGCCACGGCGTCTTCTACTTCCGCCTGACCTTCAGGACGGCGGGCGCCACCAAGGAGAAACGGATCTCCTTGCGCACCAAGAACCCCCAAGAAGCACGCTTCAAGGCCCTATGCCTTTCCCGGGATAATGGCCGTTCACAAACAGAAGCAGCAGAGGGACATGGCCTTGGACTATCTCAACACGGCAGAAGGCATTGCAGGCCAAGGCCCCGATAGTGATTTCCTTCTGAACCTGCTGCACCGAATGGATCGCCAGCAGTTGGCGGAAGTGGCCGGGTTGTCATTGGAAACAGTGAATGACCTGCTGGCCCCGCCCACAGCGGCACCAGACACCCGCAAGCTGGACATTGAGTTGTGCCGGGCGGCTTTGCCATTCGCAACGTCAACAGCGACGACGACATGGGCCGCGCGGTCCAAATTCTCAAAACGCTGAACCTGTCGCCCGAAGCACTCGCTGCGCTGATCACCAACAACCCCCAGCCTGCGCAGGCAGCCCCTGTTCCTACCTCACTGCCCGCAGCGCCGCAGCTCGCCACCACGGAAGCGGGCGGCACCACCATTCAGGAGATGGTTCCGAGGTTCGCCACACGTAAGCGGAACAAGCTGGCTGCCAAGACCCTTTACGAGTATGGCAACTATCACAGCAAGTTCGTGGAGTGGCTTGAGACTCGGAAGAAGAAAAAGCACATTCCCGTCCACAGCGTGACCCGTGCGGACGTAGCCGACTTCATTGACGATCTGCTGGACGAGGGGATCACCGCCAAAACCATTCAGCAAAAGTATCTGGCGGCGATCAGTGGCCTGTTTGAACTCGCGCAGACAACTGGTGTCATTCCCGAAGGTCAGCAACTGGTGAGCCGTGGGCACAAGATTTTTTTCAAGGCAGACGCCAAGAAATCCGCAGTTGCCAACGGCTACAAGGCTTTTACGGAAGACGAGCTCAAGCGGATTTTTCAGCCTACGCTTCTGAGCCAAGCTGAGCGTCCTGCCGATTTCTGGCTTCCCATGCTGGGCCTCTTCACTGGCGGGCGGATTTCAGAACTCGCTCAAATGGACATTGCCGACGTCCAGCCCACCACGCGGCGCGCGTACTGGGGGAGCTTGCCGTCCCATTTCTCGATCGCCATCTGTTGCAGGATCTGGCTGTTCTCGCGTAGTGCTTTCGCTTTCACCTCGAGCGCTTCGGCCTCGCCCTTGGCGATCGCGACTTGCTTTGCCGCGTCCGCCTCGGCTGCACGCAGTTCGTTCTCCTTCTGCTGCGCGATCTGCGTCGCTGCGATCTTCCCGCTGATCGAGTTCATGACCTGCTCGGGGAGGCGCATCTGATTCACGAAATAGACCTTCTCGACACTGATTCCGACCTTCGCGGCGTTCGCCTTTACCTCGTCCTCGACGCGCTGCTGTAGCGCCGCCTTGCCCCTGCCGTAGACGTCCTCGACCGCCATCGACGCGCCGGCGAGATTCAGGGCGTCGCGCACGATCGCGCGCAGGTACGCACCTTGCTCATACACGGTGCTCGCGCGGTACTCCGAACCGCACCAACAAAACATGACAAGAAACACGCCTGGGCGCCCGCGTTGAAAGCCAGACGAGGTGCTAATCGAGCCATTGTTGCGATCGCGAACAAGATGGCTCGCGTAATCTGGTCGATGCTCGCAACCGGCCAGTCGTATCAGAAAGCAGGGTAGCAACTTCACCAACGATGCGTTGACGAATTGACGAGTGGCACACCGGTCGATCCGGGCGAGCAGGGAACCTGATTTTTATAACGGCCCTTGAGGTCTTCCAGTTGTTGAGGCCTGCACGTGCGGAATTCCAGTTGGGCGCTGGGCGATGCCCTGACGCCGGATATATGTACGCAATCGACTTCCGTGTCCGTCAACCTCCGTTTGCTATTGGGAGCAGTCCATATATGTAAAACGTCGCGTCGCTGATTCCCATCTTGCGGCAGACCTCCGCGACCGGCGTGCCCAGCTCGGCCTGCTTCAACGCATAGGCGATCTGTTCTTCGGTGAACTTGCTCTTCTTCACGGCATGACATCCTGGTCTCGATGACAACGTCATGCCGAAATTTTCCACTTCCAAGTGGGACAGTTTTGTGGGCTAGGGTCAGTTTTGTGGGCTAGGGTCAAATGCAATCGAAACGCAACAGAAATCTTTCGGTGATATGTGCGCGATATCTTGGTGAAGGTATGCCAGCGTGACGAGGCGCGCGGTTCGAGCGACGCCCGTGACAATGCGAGCACGGCCGACTGGTCGTCGCTAGTGTATTGATGGCTTTTCGACAGTGACATCCATGCGACGACTCTCCCTGCGCGCCGTGTCCGCGTGCTTCGCTTCGCTTGCGGCGATCGCAGCGCTCGCAACCGTGAAACACATCGATATGCCCGCCGACCCGGCGAGCGCCACGATCAACGTGCAGGCCGCGTGGGTCGAGATCGGCGACGCGAACCAGGCGATCGCCCGCGTGATCACGAATTTCATCCCGGCGTCGGCCGGCGATCCGCTGTGCCCACAGCTCGTCATCGACGGCAAGCTATCGCGGATGACGCTGCGCGTCGCCGCCGGCACCGCCGCGCAACGCCCGACCGCGAGCGACCCCGCCGATTCGAAGCCGTCGAGCTTCCCCGTGTCCGTCTGCGAAACCACGCTGCCCGCGAACGCCAAGGACGTGAGTGTCGCCTCGCGCGCGTTGCCGCTGCCGAAGGCCGAGCCGCAGCGCGTCGCGATCGTCGCCGACACCGGCTGCCGGATGAAGAAGGCGGACAACGCGTTCCAGGCGTGCAGCGACGCGACCGTCTGGCCGTTCGCGACGATCGCCGCGAGCATCGCGAAGCTGAATCCGGATCTCGTGCTGCACGTCGGCGACTATCACTACCGCGAGAACGCGTGCCCGCCCGACATCGCCGGCTGCAGGAACAGCCCGTGGGGCTACGGCTGGGACGCGTGGCGCGCGGATCTGTTCGAGCCCGCCGCGCCGCTGCTCGCGAAAGCGCCGTGGGTCGTCGTGCGCGGCAACCATGAGGAATGCGCGCGCGCGGGCCAGGGCTGGTTCCGCTTTCTCGATCCGCACCCGTATTCGGATGCGCGCTCGTGCAACGATGCCGCGAACGACGGCAACGCGAACTATTCGGAACCGTATGCGGTATCGCTCGGCAGCGGCTCGCAAGTGATCGTGTTCGATACCGCGAAGGTCGGCCGCGCGGCGCTCAAGACGACCGACACGCAGTTCCAGATCTACCAGAAGCAGTTCGAGACGGTGGCCGCGCTCGCGAGCAAGCCGGGTATGTCGACGACGATCTTCACGAACCATCACCCGATCCTCGCGTTCACGCCGATCGCGGGCAGCACGCCCGCGCCGGGCAACCTCGCGCTGCAATCGGTGATGTCGAGCCTCAACGCGCAGGCGTACTACCCGCCCGGCGTGCACGTCGCGCTGCACGGCCACGTGCACGACTTCCAGGCGATCAATTTCGCGTCCGGCCATCCGGCGACGATCGTGTCGGGCAACGGCGGCGACAACGTCGACGTCGCGTTGCCCGACCCGTTCCCGGCCGCGCTGACGCCCGCATCCGGCGCGGTCATCGACAAGCTGTCGCACAACAACAGCTTCGGTTTCCTGATGATGGAACGCCGCCCCGCGCCGGCGACGGGCTGGGTTTTTCGCGCGTACTCGGCCGCCGGCAAGCTGCTTGCATCGTGCATGCAGGCCGGCACGACGCTCGCGTGCGACAAGACGGGGTTCATCGCGCCGTGAGCACGGGTTCAATTGACCGCCGTGCGCTGCGCGCGCATCGCGTACGCGGGGTGTCGCGCGCCGGCCGCGCGCGCCGTGTCACCGCCCTTGCTCTCGCACTCGCGGCGCTTGCCGGTGCCGCCTCGCTCGCGGTATGTGCCGCGCCCGCCAGCACCACCATGCTGCTGCCCGGCGCGCCGCCCGCGCGTGTGGTCGATACGATCGGCAACGGCACGCCGCAGGTCTCGTCCAAGATCGATGCGTCCGCCGCGCGCTTCGTGCCGGACCCCACGCTCGTCGCGCTCGGACGCCGCATCTTCTTCGACACGCGCCTGTCCGAGCCGCGGGGGATGTCGTGCGCCGGCTGCCACGATCCCGGCCGCGCGTTTGCGCCGACGCTGTCCGCGGCCGCGCTCGCGGGCCCCGGCGTGCCGGAAGGCAGCCGGCCGGGACGCTTCAGCCGGCGCAACGCGCCGTCGCTGCTCTACGTGCGCTACGTGCCGCGCCGCCACTTCTACCAGGACGACGACGCGCCCGCACCGTCGCCGTTCGGCGGCCTGTTCAGCGATGGCCGCGCGGACTCACTCGCCGAGCAGATCCGCGGGCCGCTGTTCGACCCGAACGAGATGAACAACCGGTCGCCCGCCGCGCTGCTGCGCAAGGTCGACGCGACCGAACTCGCACCGGCGCTCGCCGCGCGCTTCGGCGACGGCGTGCGGCTCGACCCCGCACTGCTCGTGCGCGCGCTCGGCGCTTCGGTCGAGGCGTACCTGCAGAGCGACGAGATGGCGCCGTTCACATCGCGCTTCGACGCGTACCTGCGCCAGCGCACGCCGCTTGACGCACAGCAGATGCGCGGCCTCGCGCTGTTCAAGAATCCCGACAAAGGCAACTGCATGAGCTGCCACACGTTGTCGGATACGTCGAGCCGCCCGAAACGGTCGCTGTTCACCGATTTCGGTTACGACGCGATCGCCGTGCCGCGCAACCGCGCGCTGCCGGCCAATCGCGACCCGCGCCATTTCGACAACGGGCTGTGCGACACCGCGCGCCGGCTGCGCTGGTCCGAACCCGGCCAGTGGTGCGGCTACCTGCGCACGCCGAGCCTGCGCAACGTCGCGCTCAAGCAGACCTTCATGCACAACGGCGTGTTCACGTCGCTGCGCGACGCGGTGGCGTTCTACAACACGCGCTCGACCGATCCACGCCACTGGTATCACGGCGCCGCGACGTTCGACGACGTGCCGCCCGCGTACCGCGGCAACATCAACGTCAACTCGACGCCGATGAATCGCCGCCCCGGCACGCCGCCCGCGCTGACCGAAGCGGAAATCGACGACCTCGTCGCGTTCCTCGGCACGCTGACCGACGCACGCTATGCCGCCGGCGTCCCCCCTCATTTAAAGATTCATGATTCGCAAGCCTTTACGATTGCCCCATAACACTCAAGTACGATCTCAAGAAGCCGTAATCAGCACAATCTTCGATCCCTACATCCATGGAAATCATCAAACAATTTTGATTTAAAATTTAAATCCTATGGTGTTTTATGAATTTCTCAATAAACATCATTTGCAACAATTTTTATAGGTTACGACATGGGCCAAGAATTGAAAACTCGTAATATTTTCTGGCGAATTGTATTGCTGGGAATCGTATCGCTGTCGATGGTAACCATGACGTCAAATGTTTGTGTGGCCGCACCTGGATTTCCCGCCATCGTAGCTCACCGCGGCGGGACGGGGGACGCGCCGGAAAATACGGTATACGCGATCAGTAAGGCACTGCAAAATAGTGCGGATGCCGTATGGATTACGTTGCAACTCTCGTCGGATGGTGTCCCGGTGTTGTATCGACCGACCGATCTGAAAGTGCTAACTAGTGGATCCGGGCCGATTTCCGCCTTAAGTGCTGCCCAATTGGCACGGCTTGATGCAGCATACTATTATAATCCTAAGGACGGGTATCCGCTCCGAGGGAAGGGATATGGAATTCCTTCTTTGGAAGAGGTTCTCAAAACCTTTAAAGATACCTTCTTCTACCTGGATATTAAATCACCGGATGCTGATCCGAATCGGATGGCCACTGCGTTAAGCCAGGTTCTCGAACGGACTGGGGCTCTTTCACGCGTACGTATTTATTCCACAGAAGCAAAATATACGGCCGCAGTGCAGGCGATGCCGCACTTCGAGACACGGGACGAAACGCGTACGGCTTTGGCGAACGTTACGATGAATCATACTTGTCAACTCAGTCCTAAATTTGGGAGTTGGTATGGATATGAGCTGCGACGCGACGTAACGCTGATCGAGGAGACCACTCTCGGAGTGAGCCCGCCGTCCCCATCTCGACTGGTTTGGAATCTTGAGGCTAAGACCTGCTTCATCGACACGGGAAAGGGGAGCGTCCTCCTGATTGGAGTTAATTCCGCTGACGATTACGCAACAGCAGCTTCATTGGGAGCCGCCGCCGTCCTTGTTGATTCCCCAGCGCAAGCGCGACATTGGCCAACACAGGTTAGTATGCCCTGAACAATGAGGCCGGCCGGAAAAATGGAAGCCAACGTTTCGTAAAATCGAGAAACGGAGGCATGCATGAATCGAATTCCAAGAGCGGTCTATACGAAGGAGCTACGCTGTCGGGCGCAAAGTAATAATGAGCCACTTTGTGCGAAGTAAATCTGAGCCACCTTTCAGTGCAGTCAACCTTTTGCGCGCAAAGGCTGGCGATGCTCCAGAAGGAACAGTGGATGCAAATCCATGTGCTCAAAGCCCAAGGCGTATCGGAGGGAGCGCGAGATCACGCGGCGCCTGGGCATTTCTCGCAACACGGCGGGCGCGGTACCTGTCGGCCGAGGAAGTGCCGCGCTACAAACCGCGTGAACCGCGACCAACCAGGCTCGGAGCGTTCGAGGCGTACATCCGGCGTCTGATCCGCGAGACTCGAATGGAGCCGTTTGCGGTTATACAGATCGATGTATTCGCCGATGGAACGCCGGGCGCTGATTGAGGAGTCGCCGTCGTTCGGGTATCGGACGCTCGCGCATTTGCTTGGGTTCAACAAGAACACGGTGCAGCGAATCTTCCGATTGATGGGCTGGCAGGTTCGGATGCGGCCGATTGGCTTTCGGCCTCGCGTACAAGCCATGCCGTCGGTGGCGACTGCGCCGAACGAACGCGGGTCGACCGATATGCGCCGCGTTTGGGCGGGTCGTGATGGGTGGGTGACGCTGGCGCGGGTGATCGATTGCCATACACGTGAACTGCTTGGCTGGCATTTGTCACGTAGCGGTAGGGCCAGCACAGCCTCGAGCGCGTTGGAGCATGCGCTGATCGCCCGGTTCGGCACACTCGGGCGTGTGCCTAAGCCGTTCCTGCTGAGAAGCGACAACGGGCTAGTTTTCACCAGCCGCGACACACGGCTCTGGTACGCAGTTACGGTCTGCGGCAGGCGTTCATCACGCCGCACTGCCCGCAACAGAACGGAATGGTCGAGCGCGTGATCCGCACGCTCAAGGAGCAATGCGTACACCGACACCGCTTCGAGACGCTGCAGCATGCCAGCCGCGCCATTGCCGACTGGATCCAGTTTTACAACCATCGACGGCCTCATCAGGCGCTGAAGATGAAAACGCCGGCTGAGGCATTCGCGTTAGCCGCTTAACCTGAGCAGGTTCCGTTGGGTCATTACACCTCTACCTAGCCGGCGCGACGAAATTGAGCAGTACCGCAGCGGTCGTAAGCGGTTCGCCCATGAAGTAGATCGCCGTATAGATCTCGCCCGGCGACAGCGTTACGCCCTCCATCACCACGCTGTCGTCAGTGACGTCTGCCGCGACCTTCACGCGTGCTACCGAGGCAGCCGCATTGTAAGGACTCGCGCGTCCTCGCCACAGTCCGACCCAGTTGCCTGCGGTCGCGGGCAGATAGCCCGACAACGTGTGGTACCGAAACGTAAGCGATGTCGCGCCGACCGACGCGAGCAGAAGCGTAACGGTGTCCACAACGCCCGTCGAGCCGTCGGCGGCGAGCAACGCCGATGCGCAAACGTCGTCGACTTCCGGCCCGACCGCATAGCCTACCGTGTACGGCGTGGCGCTGATCGACACTCCGGTCATCACCACCGTTCCGAGTTCGGCGTCGGTCGGAATGCCGAGCCGTGCCGCGGGCGCGATCGACCACGGTACGACGCTGCTTTGCCACAGCGCGACGAAGTCTCCATAGAGCTTCGGCTGATTCCCAGGCAGCCCCGCATAACTGACGTCGACGGTCGTGCCGGACGAGCCGGTAATGACCGCGGCGCACACGGACACCGTGGACGCTGCCGGCTGCGCGAGCGCCTGCGCCGCGGCGACGCCGGCGAGCAAGCCCCACAGGAGCGGCGCCGCGACGAACGCGCACAACGCGCGGTCGCGGCGCGCTAGCGGCATGGCAGCGGCGGGACCACCTGCGCGATGGACAGCATCAATCGCCGCATCCGCAGCAACGGCATCGGCTGGCCGGTAAGATTCGACATCAGCGTCAGATCCATCCAGAGTGTTCCGCCGCCCGTCGGTTCGTATGTGGAGAACCACGTTTCGATCGCGGCAGTCCAGTCAGCGGTCATTTTCGCGATGGTGCCCGCGCCGGTTCCGGCGACGTCGACCGTCAGCGGCGCCTGCATCAACACCGGCAACACGATCTTATCGAGCGCGGCGTTCAGCGCATATCCGTATGTCACCTCCACCTGTGCGACGATCTGCGGCAGCGTGTCGCCGGCGAGCAGATAGGCAAAGAGCGCGTCGAAATGCTCCTGAAGCGAACGCGTCACCGGCGTACCGGACGGGATCGCCGCCACATCGATGATCGCATTGGCGTCGTTGGTCGGATACAGCGGGCTGGCGAAGCGCACTTCGGGCGTCGTGTAGACAAACGCGTCAGCCGACGGTTTGCCCGGAACGAGTTCGCGGTTGCGCTCCACCCAGACGGTAGACCACGCGTCCTGGCGCTGCAGGATGTCGAGCGCGGGCAGCCGCACCGTACGGCCCGGAATGTTCTGCCCGTTCGCGGCGCTCAGGTATGAACCCTCCGGCCCGGGGCCGGCCTTGCGCTTGTACACGTAGTGGAAGACATCGCCGGCCTTCTGCGTGTCGCCAGGCGGCTGCCAAGGCTGCGCGTCGTACAGCGCCGGATCGATTTCGACGACCGGCTGACCCATTCCTGCCGGGACGGCGCCGACCAGCGTCACCACTAGCGCGCCTTCGGTATCGCCAACCTCGGCCGAGCCTTCTTCCTCATAGAACGCGAAGGTAAGCGACGGGTCGCCGGTGAGCAGTCGCGCCGGGGCCTGGAACGTGAGACCCGTGCCGCCGCGGCGCTCGCCATTGCCTTGCGTATTTCCGCCTGCCGCGTCGACCAGTTCGTCGACCAGTTGGATGAACGATTGCAGAGCGATCGATGCGTCGTCGATCTTTTGCTGGTCCGTCATCGGGTCGACCGTCGCATCGATGCCGGCGAGGATGGTTTGCAGATCCGCGTTCACCTTCGGGAACATGGTAATGAACTCCGCGAGCTGCGCGAACGCATCCGGGAAGCTCGCGAACAAAGTCGGCGCGGTGCGTAGATTGAATTCGACCTCGCCGTAGATGCGGTCTTGCGGATAGTGGAACGGCAGCGAATAGGTGAACGCATAGTCCCACTGCTTGAGCAGGGGCAGGCTCGCGGTGTCGAGGTCATGGGTCGGGGTGCCGCTCTGCTCCGTCATCGCGGGGCTTGCCGGGAATGCGCGCAGCACCAGCGGCACCGCGAAGTTCCCGAGGTCCGCCGCGAGCGGCCCGTCAGTGTCCGGCACGACGAAGCTGAGCCAGGTCGATGCCTGGTAATCCTCGATACCCGGCAGCGCGCCGATCTGATGCTCGATCTGGCTGCCTTGGTACGTCATGTCCAGCTCGACATACGACACTATCTCGCCGCCCGCGCCGCGTACCGAATCCGGAGCGTTGACGAGATACGTGAGCGCGCGCGTATCGCCGGCCTGCAACGTAAGCTTCGGCGAACTGAACGCGAGCGTGCTGGCCGGCAGGCTCGCCGAGCCAGTCGTGACAGTGCGCGTGAGCGGCGGACGCACCGCGCGTCCCGTCGCGTCCTTCAGATTGCTGACGGTGACCGTCGTCTGTCCCGGCTGCACGTCCGTCGCGAGCGTGAGCGTCACCGTGCCGCGATCGACCGTCGCCGTCAGCACGCCGGCACCGCTGCTCAATATGTAGTTTTCGATGTTGCCGGCGGTGGCCGGGTCCATCGGGTCGCTGAACAGCAGGAACACGGTGGTCAGTGCCTGTCCGTCGACAGTGGCGGCCTCGAACACCGGTCCGTTCCGCGTGACCGGCCCAAACAGCCGCGGCGGCTGATCCGCGGCGGGCTCGATCACGTCGGCGGTCACGTTCGCATGGAACTCCACCGCGGCGCGCGTCGTGTATGCGGCTGACAATCGCACCAGCAGTTGCTGGTAAAACGCTTCGCGCGCGGCGGACGGGTCGGAGGTTTCCCCCGCGAAGACCGGAATCATCCACAGCTTCGCGACCGTCGCGAGTCCCTTCTTGCCGTCGAGGATCGACTGCAGATAATCAGCGGACTTCAACTCGCCGACGATCTGCATCGGCGCGGTGAATTGCGGTGTCAGCACGTCGTCGACGGCGGCGAACACCTGCGCGCACCACGTGTCGAGATCGACATCCGTGAAATCGGTGGTGCGTGACGGCGTCGACGAGATGCCCTTGCCGGTCGTGTAGTCGTAGATCGGTACTTGCGTGCGGCTGATTAACCGGTTGCTCGCCGGCTGCGGCGCGAACACGGCCGGGTTGCCCGCGTCGGCGATCGCATACGAGATCGCCTTGCCGGCAGCGAGCCCGATGCGTACCGCCCAGACCGTGCTGGCCGCTCCAGTGGCGGGCGGCGCGGTGCGATCGACGCCGGTCGCCACCTTCAGCCGGACACTGCCCGGCGTCGACAGCGCCTGTTCGAAACCGGTCGCGAACGTAACGAGCCCGAGCGTGCCGCCGGTGGCGCCGAGCGCATCCTGCAGCGGCGCGACGCGCGTGCTCGCGCTGCGAATGCCGGCGACCGTCTCCAGCCCCGGCAGCACCGGGCCGTGCGCGCGCGTCATCGTAAATGATGTCCACAGCGGGAAGATCTGCGCGGTGTTCACCTGCTGCGGTGGCACGTCCACGTCGAGCGGCAACCCGGCGGCGGGCGGCACGGCAACGCTCTGGAACTTCGAGCGGTCCAGCACGAACGCATAGACACTGGAGGCCGCGCCGGCTGTGCCGAACAGCCAGTCCATCAGCTTGTCGACGGCGGCCGGCGCATACGCGACGCTGCCCGGCGCTCCGTGCGCGTCCGCGAGCAACGAAGACTGCGCCGACAGATCGACTCCGGCGGGATCGGTGAGCTGGTAGTACAGCTGTGTATAGACGTGCAGGTCCTGCGACGCGTTCTGTTGCACGGTGCTGCTGCGCGTGACCGGATTGTCTGGCCAGTCGAACGACGCCTGCCCGCTGTAGCGCATGTCGCTCGCTTGCGCTTTGATATCAGTGGCGATCACTGTGTAGCGCAGGTTGTCGTCGAGCGCCGGCACCGTCAGCATGACGGTTTTTCCATCCGCGGCCAGCGACGCCGAATCGACGGTTCCCGGCACCAGTTGCCAGCGCGACAGTTCGCCGACCGATGCGGCGTCGAGCGCGTCCGTGAATACCACGGTGATCGTCGTCTGCGTCGCCGCCGATGCCTGCAGCAAGCCTTGGTAACGGCTCGGATCGAAGCTCAACTCGATATTCAGCCGCGGGTTCGCTCCGTCGCTGCCGGGCAGCACCTGCCAGTTCGAAGCAATCGACGGCCATTGCGACAGCGACACCAGCGGATCCGTGTAGCCGGTGAGCAGCGGCGCGTCGTTGTACGGCGCCGCATCGCCGGCCAGTGGGTCCGACAGCGGCGTCGACAGCACGTTGCCGTAGTAGTCCTGCCACGCAAACGAGATCTGCAGTATGCCGCCGACACCAAAATACGGACTGGCGCTTGCGGGCGGCAGCGCGACCGCCGCGCGCGGCGCTTGCGGCACGTGCTTCGCAAAGCGTGCGTAAGGCAGCGCCTGACTGAAGTTCCACGCTTCGACCTGATCTGCCGGAACGACGGTGCGAACCTTGTCGTTGCCGTTTTCTTCCGGAGCCTTGGTTGTCGGTCCGGCGGGCAGCCCCGGCGGATCGCTCGGCCGGAAGTCGACGTTGCCGTATACCTGCTGGTTCAACAGGCTGAAGTTGTTCAGCAGCAGTTCCGTTCCGTAGTCCGGCGATGTACCGTCCACTTGCGGCGGCGCCGGACGCAGCGCGGCGAGCGCCTGCACGCCCGGCTGCACCGCAGCCGAGCGCACGCGCGGGCCGCCGGGAATCACGAGCGGCACGCCGGCCGCGAACAGCTGGGCCACCCGCGCGTTATGGGAAGCAAGCGCGTCGACCGGCTCGCCGTACCAGCCCGCGATATCCGCGAGCGACGCCGTGTGCGCGCTCGTGCCGGCAGTGAGCGTGAGGTCCGGTACGCGGATCGCGGCCGGGAACGGCAGTGGGTCGGGCAAGCCGCCCCACAGCGGATTGGCGTCGTTCAGCGCCTGCACCGTGGTGCCGAAGCGGCTCGCGACCTGCGCGAGCGCGATGCCGCCCGGCGGCGCCTGGTAGACCCCTTCGCTCACGCGCACGAGCGCGCCTGCGCGAAGCGCGACGTTCGCGTTGGCTTCCGCGATATCCGCCTCGTCCGAATACCATTGCGCGGCGAGCGACGCGAGCGTCTCGCCAGTGCCGCTCGTGACGGTGGCGGGAACCGGCGCCGCTTCCGCGAACAGCACCGCGTTGCCGGTATCCAGCGCGTCGGTCGTCACCACCGCATTCATGTAATTCGTGACGCGGTCCTGATCGTCTACGGCCGCGGGCTTCGCGTACAGCACGATCAACGTCAGCGATGCCTCGTTGCGGTCGTTGAATATGCGATCGGGCAGCCCGCCTCCAGCGGCGCGATCGTAGTAGTACAGGAAGAAGCCGCCCGAGCGTGTGATGCTCGCTTCCCACAGCAGCCGCACGAACTCCGACGGCGAATTGAGCAGCGTGAGCTGCGGCGTTTCGCCGGCCGTTTCACGCAGTGCCGCGAATGCGGCGCCGGCAGGCGGACGGGTTTCCGTCGACAGGTTCACCTGCGCGATGCCGAACACGACGCTCGCCGCGCCGCCGGTCTGCACGCCTTCGCCGCCGCCCGTTGCGCTATCGGGTGCAAAACCGACGCTCAGGCCGAAGTAGGCCGAATCGTCCGCCTGCACCTGGCTCAACAGTTGTTCGAGCACCACGATTGCAGCGCCGCTCGCGCCGACCACCTCGTACGTGTCGACGGACGCGGGACTGCCCGCTACCGGCGGAATGCGCCGCACCGTGAAGCCGATGGTCGACGCCCATCCGTACGAGTCCACCCCGGTGGTTTCGGTGGCGCCCGTCGCATCGTCGTAGCGGGCCACCCGCAGTGCAAAGCGCGGATTCACCGCATGGGTGGCCGGATCGGGAAGCGCCGCGAGCGCGCCCGGCAGTTGCCACACGCGCAGCGACTGCACGCCGGCCGGCGGCTGGCCATAAGGCAGCGCGACGGTGTGCGTGCTCAGCCACTGCAACGCGGACGTGAACGGATAGGTCGCGAGGGCGGTATCGTACATCTTGCCCGCGCCGAGCATATCCATCGGCACGACGAGCCGTGTCTTCGCGGCGGCGGTCACCTGCGCGATACGCGTCGCGTCGGGCGTGCCGGGCGTGACCGACAGTGTCAGATGGTCGGTCGGGCCGCCGTTGCCGTCGACGAAGCGCAGCCACGACGAACCGGCGCCGGCCACGCTGTCGAAGGTCGCCGCGAACGGATCGGCGCCGAGTGCGGGCAGCGGGAATTGCTGACCGGTCAGCGCATAGAGCCCGGCTTGCGGCGGCAGCTTCAACGTGCCGTTCACGTCATGCACCCACATGCCCATCTCGTTGGGCACGATCGACCATTGCCCGCCCGTGCCGGTCGGGCCGGACGTCGGGAAGCGCAGCCCGTGCATCGTATAGCTGCTCGCGATGCCGGACAGGTGCTGCAGCATGCCCGAGCGTTGCGCTTCGGCGAGCAGTTCGGCCAACGGAAATTGCGGCAGGTGCGGCAAGTCGAGCGTGTCGCCGGTGTCGAACAACCCGGCTACCGTGCCGTTGGCGGGCTGGTCTGCCAGCACCGAGACGGTCACGCCGAAGCGCGCCGCGACCTGCGCGAGATCGTCGCCTTGCTGCGTCGTGTAGCGGAACGCCGGAACCGTAAGCGACGCGACCGGCGCGAGCAGGCCGGGTTGCGTCAGCACCGCGCTGGTCGCGAGCAGATCGGACACGGTTACGCCGAACGCGTTCGCAACGTCGCCAAGTGTGTCGCGCGGCTGCACGGTGTACGCGTCCTTGTCCGGATACTCGATCTTCACGCCTTCGAGCAGCACGCTGCGGCCCGCATTCGCGGTGGCCAGTGCGGCCGCGCCGAAACCGCCGGCGTATACGGGCAGCGCGGCGATCGACGCGAAGGTGTCGGTCGCGAGCGCCGTGTACGCCGTGTACGGCATGAGCGCGCTCGCGCCGATACGCAGCATGCCGGCCGCGTCGAGCACATCTGAGTCGGCCAGCAGATCGTTGAGCTTCGCCTGGTAATGCGCAGCGATGCTGACGAGCGTGTCGCCAGCAACGCTCGTGTACGGATCGAAGCCCGGGTAAGTGATCGTCGCGCCCGGCTGCAGCAGCGCAGCGTCGGCCGCATTGGCCGACGCGATCGCACTTGCGGGCAGCGCGTCGTCGAAGGCCTTGGCCAGCGATGTGAAGGTCTGGCCGGTCTTGGCCAGGCTGATCGAGCTCGTGACGCCGATCGTCAGTGTTTTTTCGGCGACGAGCGCGTGCAGCGCATTGGCACCGAACACGTCGTTCAGCGTGTACAGCCCGTTCAACTGACCGGTCGTGTTCACCCAGCTCACGACGTTGTCCGGTGTCTCGTTCGCGTCGAGCGCGTACTTGAAGTCGCGCAGTGCGTCTTGCGCGGCCTTGACCATCTGCCGGGCGAGCAGCAGGAAGTAGTCGGAGAACATCCATCCGGCCATCGACAGCGGCGCTTCTTCCACGAATGCCCGCGCCGCCGCGCCGTTCGCCGCTTGCTCGCGCTCCACCTGCACCGCGAGCTGGTCGAACCATGCGCGCAGTTCGGCCAGCGTGTTTTCGCCGAGCGCGTTATAGCTGCCGAGGGTGTACTGCACGCCCGGGTAGTCGTTGCCGTACGGCGGAATCATCACGCGCAGTTGCGGCGGCGCCGGGAAATACGCGGTATCGGCCGACGCATCCTGATCGGTCGGCGGCACGCGCAGATTGAATCGGAAATGCGTGTCGAGGAACGCCTGCACCGCGTCAAGCGGGATCGGCGTCGGATCGTCGCCGGTGCTGACGAGCACTTCGTCCGCGAGCCAGTCCAGTAGCGTCGCGGGAACCGGGCATCGATCGACCTCGTCCGGCGTCATCGGCCCCTGAACGGCCGCGATGGCCCAGCGCAGCACCATTTTCGCGAGCGCCTCGAACGAGCTGTCGGGCGCGCTTCCCGCCGCCTTGAGCTTGCTCGCGCCGGCATCCTGCCCAGCCGGCGGCACGGATTCGATCAGCAGCAGCGCGACCCAGCACGACAACTGGTTCGCCGGTTCGCCCTGCGGTGTCCATTCGTCGCGCGCCGCGGTGAGCCCCGGCACGAGGTAGCCCGACAGGTCCGTCACGCCGTCCGGCCGCAGGTTGCCCCAGTTCGGCGCGCTCACCAGCAGGCTGTCGCGCGCTTGCGCGCGCGCGAAGCCGGAGAGCCGATGCTCGACCGGCAGACGCAGCACGCCGCGCACGTTGCGGCCATCGCCGAGCCAGGGCGCGGCGCCCCGGTTATCGATCGTGAAGGTCTCCTTCAGTCGCATCGAGAACGAGAACGAGATGCTGATCTTGAACAACCCGAGGTTGATCTTCACGCTAACCGACACGTCGACCGAGGCGATCACTGTGATCGTGATCGACACATACGATTCGTACGTGAGTTGCAGCAGGAGCTTGACCGTGATGTCGACGTTCGCCTTCACGATCGCGAAGTCGACGCTGCCGTACACGCGGCCGACGATGCCGACCGTGCCGCGCAGCCAGAAGTAGTAGTCGCCCTGCAACTGGGTGGACGGCTCGCGCCCCGAGTGGGTGAGCTGATACGGGTTCCACTTCGCGAGGATGCCTTCGAGAATCCCGACCACGGTCACGCTGAAGCCGGCCGACAGGATGCCGTATTCGATCGACTTGCCGAAGCCCACCTGCATGCCGAAGCCGAATACGAGCACCGGATTGAACGTGCCGTACGACGACGCGGGCACGCGATTGGTGCTCGCGCTGGAGAGCTTGCCGAAATAGAAACCGGCCGAGCCCAGCACCGGAATGCCGGGCGGGATGATCGCCTCGATCGTGAACGAACGCGAAAAATTCTCGTTCCACGGGAAGCCGATGTCCACCTGGAAGTCGCCGTTCGTATAGACGGCGATGCCGAACACGGGCAGCGTGAGTGAATACGCGCCGACCGTCAGATGACGCATCAGGTCGGGCAGCGTGATCTCCGCCTGGTACACGCCGACGGTGTCGCTCACCTGACGGTACATGATCTGGAAGTCGAGGCCCTTGAATACCTTGGCCGCCGCGCCGTCGAGCGCAATTCGCAGCCCGTACAGATGCGGGTCGTTGAACACCGCCTGCAGCGTCAATACATAGCCGGACGATTCCGCCAGCGCGCTGCCGTCGTTTGTCACGCGCAGCGCGTTCGCGTTATTGCCGGTTTGCCCGCTGTCGATCTTCAGCACGCCGAAGTCGGTGCCGATCAGCCACGCGCTTTGCGCATCGAAGCGCACTGCCGGAATCTGGCCGGGCTTCGGATCGGGCAGCGTGGCCATGCAGGCGATGGCCTTTTGCACCGTATCGGCGGTCGCGAAGCAGGGCAGCGTGATGTGCTGGCCCATCGCCAGCAGCCGCAGGTCGAGATACTTGTTGCCGTTGCCGGGAGGCGCGGGCGCGGTGCCCGGCTTGCTCGCATCCCACTCGAGCGGCGTGCTCGGATCCGACTGCCAGAAGAAAGACCCATTGAGCGTCACCATCACGCCGCGATCTTCGCCGGTGGATTGATAGCCGACGTCGATGCTGTCGATGCGCGCGAAGCCCAGATTGATCGGGCCGATCGTCACGGCGAAGCTGACCTTGTTGCGACTCGGCGTGGTCTGGTTGAACGTGTATTTGAGCGCGAGGTTCGACAGCGGGATCGCGTTCAGGAAACTCCATGGCGACTCGAGCCCGAACTTCGAGCCGGTCGCCCACGACACCATCGTTTCGATCATCGAGCCGAGCGTCGTGTTCTGCTTGAAGCCGAGCGTCGCGGTCCAGTCCTGGGTCGTCGGGTCCGGTCCGTCGACCACACCTTCGAGAAGGCCCCACGTGATCCCGTATTGCTTGACCTTCGGGTTGTAGTCGAACCAGACGGTGAGGTCGATGTTCTGCCAGATCACTTCGAGGTCGAGCCTGCCGAATTTCCCCGGCACCTCTGCCTTCGCTCCCGCGTCGCCCATGCGCAGCTTCGCTGCGAGACTCACGTCCAGGAACGGCACAACCCAGTTGTCGGCGGTCTTGCCCGTGAACGCCCACGTCGAATCGGTGGGCGAGCTCGTGATCGTCAGCCCAAGCCCGTCGATCGCGTACTCCTGCCCTTGCGGGGCCTGCCACGTATTGCCGAGGTAATAAACGAGCAACGCGCCGAGGCTCACCACTCCGGACGTTTGCTGCGCGTCGAAGGTCCACGCCTTCGCGGCTGTCTTGTACGTAGCCGTGGTGGAGAGCCCGATCGGGCTCTCCGAGTTCGGCAGGACGATCAGCGAGCCGCCGAAGCTCCCTTCAATTTCAGTCTGCGTGCCGCCGGCGCCGTTGTTGCCGCCGGCATCCGCTTTCGGCGGATTGATATCGCGTGAAACGGCGTCGATCGCGAAGTTCAGGCCGGTGATCGTAAACAGCGCATTGGCGGCAGACGGCACCGGCCACTGCGCGGAGACGTCCATCGAGAAGCTGTACGCGCCCTGCGCCTGATCCACCATGAAGCTCAATTGCTCGATCGCGGTGCTCGATACGCTCGCCGGAATGGCCGCGGCGAAATCGGCGCCCAGATACTCGGTGACGATAGCGGCGAGCGTGATCGGCGGGCTGCCGTCGATCAAGCCGCCGGTCACGCGCAGCGCGGGCACGCGCGCCTCCAGTTGCGCGTGGCCGCCGGCGATGTCGAACCGGCCGCCGATCACGTAGCGCGTGCTGCGCCGCTGCAGATCGCCGGGATAATCGGTCAGCGCGCTGAAGCTGAGCCCGGTAACCGTCACGCCGGGCACCAGTTGCCAGCTTCGATTCTCGGGTGTGCCGAGCGTGACGCCGATGTACTCCATCACGCCGTTCGCGTAGCTGTAGCGCAGCGCAAGGTTCTGCACCTCGATGTCGCTGAAGAACTGGATTTGCGATGGCAGCAGCGCCTGGATGTTGATGCCCCCGAGCATCTGAAAGATATTCGTGATGCTCGGTCGCGGCGTGAGAAATTCCGCTTGCAGCAGCAGGCGCCCCGGTTCGGACGGCAGCGTCAGCGACGCCTTCGCGGCGATCCCGGCCGTAAACGTCGCACCGACCGTGCCCGTCACGGGAACGGCCGCGTTGCTGTCGATGGCAAGCGCAAGCGACGGGTTGGCGACGCTGAGCCACTGCGCGCCCGGGAACGCCCAGACCGTGTCCGTAAACGCGCCGGACATCTTGCCCGCGATCGTCCCGCCGCTGTCGGTAAACGAGAACGCGAGCGTCAGGTTGCCTGCGCCGAACGCCTTCGACTTGCCGGTCAACGTGACTTCGGTTTTATCGGCGTTGATTTCCGTCACCGTGTCGGTGATCGTGAACACGACGTCGATCACGACTTGCCTGAAGAACTCGTTCAGGATGCCGTCGGTAACCGCCAGCAGAAAATCGAGCACACCGTCGACCGTGTGACTCGTCAGATCCTCGTAGAACGCTTCGAGCAGCTCGCTTGCGCCGTTCGCGTCGCCGCCTGCGACACGTGTCGGCGGCTTGCGGTGCGCGATGCGCGCGGGCGCCCGTGCGGCGGCGCCGGCCTCGTGAACAGGCGCGTTCGCGTCGTCCAGCTCGGCATGCGCGAGCGCGAGTCGGTGCTCCTCGAGCGCCGCCGGCCCGATCAGATTGACGAACAGATCGAGGCCGCGCAGCAGCTTGTCGTTCAGCTCGTCGTGAAAAAACGTACGCTGCGCCGCGAAGTAAGTCGCACGGGCGTTTCCGGCCGGCTGCACATACGCGTTGATCATCGCCGGCAGTTGCGTCGGCGGATAGGTCGGGCGATCTCTGTACCAGTTGTCGGGACGCGTGAAGTAAATGCCGTTGAACGACTCGTCGAGCGAATTGGTCGCGTCGGTGCCCGCGCCGGTGGAACTGAGCGGCAGCGTCGCGTAGCTGAATCGCGCATCCGCTTCGCGACTGTTATTGCTCGTGATCTTGAAGTACGGCTTGCCGAGATTGAGCATCAGTTCGGCGGTATTCTGCCCTTCCAGCACCGGTGGCAAAGTCGCGCTCGCATAAAGCGCATCGAACAGCGGCGCCGGAATTTTGCCGATGTAGACCACCAGCAGTTGATCGTCCTCGAGATACGACAGCTCTTCGTCGAGCTGCTCAACTGTGGGTACGCTATTCGGGCTGCCGAGATCCTGGACCCGGTCTTTGACCTTATTCTCCTCGTTCCAGCCCCGGAAATCAGGCGTCGTCCTGATCTTGTTTACCATCTGGCCGGCCGGGTCCCGCATCAAAAACAGGAACGCTTCCCACTCGGAAGCCGTGAGGGTCGTGATCTGAACCATCACCGTCTTTTTGACGGCGGGATGTGTGTTCTGCGCGATCAACGCGCCGGTGACCGCGTTGTACAGCGACGTATAGGCGCTCCCTTTCGTCGTGACGCCGTAGACGGGAAAAAGCGTGATTTCGCCAGCTTCCCGTCGTTCGAGCAGACGCTCGATCACGCGCGCCTTGTTCGCGTACGGCGTTTGCGCAATCGCCTCTCGGTCAGACTGCGTCAGCTCGGGATCGGCGAGATAGAACGCGCGCCGCGCAAGCAGCGTGGTCGGATTCAGCTCATCGAGGTTGTATTCGCTCGCCGTGCCGCCGGGCGGCATGATCCGGACCATATTGGTCCCGCGATTCCACGCATACGGCTGAAGCTGAACGTAGTTGGTCACATTCAGCAGGTGATACGGCGGCGTCTTGTTCTCGAGATCGTCAAAACCGCCGCTGATCGCGAACTGCGCGGGCGCCAGCGCTTTATCGAGCCGCACGACGGTGACATCGGCGGTCCGCCCGCCGGCACCCAGTTCAAACGTGACGCCGACCTGCCGGAACTGCGGAATCAGCAAGCGGATCTTTTCTTCCAGGTCCGCGTAGTCGGCGGAGTTGGATGCGGACAGCGCGAATGTATACGGCCCCGGCGCACCCATGCGAATCAGGTTGCGCAGGATATTGACCGACGACGATTGATGTCCGAAGTTCTGACTGTTCGCGGTGAAAACGCGTATCTCGTCAAGCGCATTCAGATAGTCCCGGACTTTCGTGATGCGTGCACCGAGATGAACCGTGAGGACGTTCTGCGTTCCCTGCGACAACCGTTCGATGACGTCATTCAGTCCAGCCACGAGCTTTCCCCAGAAGTCGGGCCGACTTTGAGCGGGAAGCCGGCGTGTTGTTGTACATCGCGTACCACCCGAGCCCCGATGCCTTGCCTTCGCTTTGCGGATTGCCGAACAGATAGAAGAGCGTCGAGCCGCTCGGCGGAATCTTGAGCAGCCCCATGAACTTGAGCGCGATCTCGGTGAGCATCAGCAGAAACGAGCGCTTGTCGCGGTCATAGGTGAGCCACATCTGTCCGATCGAAAGCCGCAGCACGTTCTGCAGGCTGATCAGATTCGCGCCTCCGCCGGTACCCGGCAGTTGGATGCCCAGCGATGCGCGGTAGCGTCCCGCGTCAGCGCTCACGGGGGCCCATGCGGTGAGCAGGCCGGAGGTCAGCCCGATCGTTCCGGCCAGATTTCCGGGCGTGCCCATGTTCAACTGGTAGGCAAGTCCGTACCAGCGGTCGCCGTTGACGCCGGTCAACGTCGCGTCGGTGACGACGTTCAGGAATCCGTCGGCCTCCGGCGACGTTTGTGCGCTCCCTTGAACGAGTCCTTGCAGGCCGAGCGCGAAATTCACGAACAGGCTGTCCGGGCGCGGCGTGCTGGTCTGCATATCGAAGCGTATCTCCGACGCGGAGAAGGCGAACGCGATCGTCGCCGGGTCGGCCACAGGGAAGGTCATCCGCACGCCGAGGTTCGAGTACGCGAGTCCGCGCCGCAACTGGTCCTCGCCGGCATGACTGCCGAAGGAGAGGATGTCGAACGCGCCGCTGCTGTCGTTTGCCTGCACGACGGCGAAGTCGAGAAAGCCGGACAGCGCGAACCACGACACGATCTGACCGTTCGCGCCGCTGTCGCGCGTAGACATCTGCGCGCTGTCCACTTCGATTTTCGTGAACAGGTTGTTGTCGAAGTAGAACGTGCTCGTCGCGGTGGTGCCGAGGCTGTAGACCGCGCGACCGCCGTTGTCCTGGTAGCTGCCTCGCAGCACCAGCGTCGCGTACGGGTTGCCGCCTTCCCCCATGCTGACCACGGGCATATCGAACAGACTGTTGAGCGTGAGCTGCGCATAGCTCTGGAAGCGTTGCACGGCTGTGTTCTCGAACAGCGCCTTCAGCGTGAGCACGCGAAACTGGTAGTCGGTGCCCGCCGTCGGCGGCACCGGCCGCGGATCGATGCCGGGCGGCGGCGCTATGTAAGCCGGGTCCACGTAGTAGATCAGCCCGAACATCGAACTGCTCGTCGTGAGCGCGATATCGGGCGCAGCGGGATCGTTTGCGATTTGGCTGATCTCGATGCCGAAGTGGTGCGCATTGAACAACTCGGGTGCCTGCACGCCTGCGACGATGCCGACCAGATCGTCGGGAATCGAGCTGATCTTCATCCGCAGGAAGAGAATGCCGGTCCACGCGGGATCTTGTGCGATCGTGTTGAACTTCGCGAAATATTCGGGCTCCGCCTGATCCAGCGCATCCTGGAAGTAGCGCTGCAGCCAGTACGAAAGCGCGGTCAGCTCGTCCGGGTTCGGCGCGGCGACAGTTTCGTCGGGCGGCGGCGCAGGGTTCGGTACGAGGTCGCTCGGCGCGGCGAACACGTCTTTTTGCGTCCACATGTCGGGACTCGCGACGAGGCTGCCGGCCGGGTTCTGCGGGTCCCACAGCGGGCCGCGGCGTCCCTTCACGATCATCACATCGGCGTAGTCGTCGTAGCGGTTGTTCTGTCCGACCGCCGCTTCGAACGACCAGTCGCCGACGTTGATCCGGTTCGCGAATGTCGCGGACGGACCGCATGCGCCGCTGCCGTCCGCCGAGAACGCGCCGAGGTGCGCCGCATTGGCCGTGACAAGAAACAGATCGCTGGTCGCGAACGCCTGTTGCAGTTCGGCACCGGGGTTGCAAAAGCTCATTTGCCGAAGCGTCGGCGACAGGTTTTGCCCCAGCAGGATCTTGCTCCATTGGCCGGCGGCATCGACGGTGACGAGCAGGCCCGACGGAGTCGTCGTGTTGTACGGCGTGGCCGTGGCCATATCGGCAAGCTTCAGCGCATGCGCCTTCGATGAAGCCACGCCGGCGCCGCCGTCGGCAATGCGTCGGCGGCGCGTCGGCGAAACCACTTGGCGCTCGAAGTCCGCCATCCGCTCGGCGGTGAGCGCCGTCACGCCGTCTCCGGCCGATGCGCCCGCGTACGGGACCATCGGAAACGCGGACGACGGAAGCGTCACCGACGGGGTCATCGGCCCGAACAGTGTTTTCTCGCCGAGCGAATGGATTAACGCATCGCGACCGTATAGCGCGGCTCCCTTCGGCTGCGCCACGTAAGCGGCCGCACCCGGCGCGCCGGGTGCGCGCGCGACGGTTCCCCATGAGGACGTATAAGTCGCGTCGAGCAGCGGCGCGTTCACGTCCACCGGCGCGCCTACCGGCGACACCTCGGTGAACGGATAACGCGGCGCGTAGGCGGGCGAGCGCGCGGTAAACCGCAGCCGGTCGCCGGCATAGCCGCCATCGACAAAAGGCTGGAATGCGACGAACTCCGTGCCCTGCAGGCCGCAGATCAGATCATACGTTCCACCGTCGCTCGGCCCGTGCGCATGGATCACGAAGTCGCCTTCGGGCGCGATCTGGAAATCGTGATTGCCTTTGTCGTCGGGGGCGCCCGCATTGAAGAGAAAGCGCGCGGCATCGGGCTGCGTGTCCAGCGGGCCCGCAACCGGCGCGAGCGTCAGCAGTTCGCCGTAGGTGGTCGCGTAACATGACGAGAGCACCGTCGCGGAGCCGTCCTGATTCTGTCCGGTGAAGACGAGGACGCTGCGATCCGCCGCGATGGCGTGCGCATTCCACGGATCGCTCGGGTCGTAACTCGCATCGAAGCCGAGCATGTCGCCCGGATTCGGCAGATGACCGAATGCGAGCGGCAGCCACTCGCCGATCGCACTGCGTACCGGGTCGTCGTGCGGGATCTGGAACTGGAAGCCCCAGTTCCAGCCGTCATGAAGAAACTGGCGCTGCAAAAAGACCGGGAAGCGGATGCAACCGCGCGCCGCGCCGGACAATGGAAGCGTGCCGGCCGGGATCTGGCTTGCCTGGGGGGCGCCGGGTGCCGACGCACCGCTGAAGAAAATGCCGTTAGCGGTTCCCAACCGAAAGGTGTCGCCGTCGAGCTGCAGCGTCACGCCGGCGCGCACATTGAGCGAGAGTGTCTCGAAGATCGGCGCTTGCAGCGCATTCGACACGTAGCTGCCGTCCGCGGCGATGCCCATCAACGGCACGCTGGAAATCGTCGGCGCGGTGGGGTCCATCAGCCACAGAAAACCGCGGTCGGCCGGCGAGCGGGCAATGACCTGATCCACGGCGCCGATGAACGCGTCGAGCAACGGCGTTGTCGAGAGCAAGGGCGCGGTGAAAGAAAACAGGAACGAGCCAGGCAACTGCTTCAACGCGAGATCGAGGTCGATTTCTTCGGTAGACGGCGACGACCGCGGGAGCAGGTAGGCAAGCCATCCCGCATCGCCGGATGCGACCGGGCCGATATAGAGCCGCGATCCCTCAAACTGCGTGAAGAAGCTCATGAGATCGCCCCGCACTGGATGATCTATTTCTATTCTGCGTCCGGGCGAGCAGGGAACGCTTCCCGGACGCAGTTGATCCGGCGCAGGTATTGTCCGGCGCGTTAAGACTCACCCCGGCGCGCCGTCGCACGTTTAGCCCACGAAGGTCGTGCTGGCTGCGAGCGTGGTCTGCTTCGGGTTGCTCTGCGCGTAACCGCCCTTGAAGTAACCCAGCGTGTACGTGACGCCGCGCTGAATATTTCCGCTGGACAGATTGATCCCGAAGTTGCCCGCGTTGCTATTGCTCCCGAGTTGTACGAACCAGGTGGGCGGCATGTTGTAAAGCACTGCCTCGGTTTGGCCTTGCCACAACCCCACCCAGTCGCCGTCGGCTTGCGGTGTCATCCCCGCCGGCATCGCGTAGGAGAACGACACCGACGTCGAGCCTTTGTTGGTGACGAGGATCGACGGAGCCTGCACCGGGTCGTACGGAGGCTGGTTACTGTCCGTAGAGGGGACGAACACTGCGGCGACGATATTCTTGACCGAATTCCCCACCGCGAATGCGACCAGGTACGACTCGCTGCTCACCGAGAGCCCCTGGAATATGCTGGAGCCATTCGGCTGGTTGTTCTGGACGATCTGCGAGTGGGCCGGCTGGGTGCTGACCGGAATAAATACCTGCGACGTCTGCCAGATGAAAACCGTGTTGCCGTACGCGTTGGGCTGATTGCCCGGCATCGTGTCGTAGCGGTACGTGATCTGCGTTCCGGTGACATCTTCCGGTTTGATCGTGAAGCTGGTGACGAGTGCCTGTTGAGACGGCGCATTGAGCTCTTTCGCCAT